CGGTTCAACCGGTGGCGGTGGTGGTGGCGGTTCAATCGGTGGCGGTGGTGGTGGCGGTTCAACCGGTGGCGGTGGTGGTGGCGGTTCAACCGGTGGCGGTGGTGGTGGTGGATAGTCCGGTGGCGGTGGTGGTGGTGGATAGTCCGGTGGCGGTGGCTGTGGTGGATGATCAATGCAGCAATTTCTGCAAACGAGTTTCGGTTCGCACAGACATCCAGCGACGACATACGTCCAATAATCTCCGTCCAGGCAAAATGGATCACAACTGCCCGCGGGCAGGGGTGCGCACGAGCTGCTGCTGCTAGAGCACAAACAGTGAGAGCATCCTTCTGGCGTTTCATATGGTCCGCCAGTGAGTACATAAGTGTTAGGATCGTATTGTGACTCGGTTATGCAGAAGTAATCATCGCAGCCGAAGGTCGTTGATGTAGGCGTTTGCGTGGGTGTAGTTGTAGGTGTTGATGTAGGAGTTTGAGTTGGCGTGAGTGTGGGCGTGCTTGTCGGTGTTGGCGTAGGCGCGCTGCTTGAACTGCTTGAACTGCTTGAACTGCTTGAACTGCTTGAACTGCTTGAACTGCTTGAACTGCTTGAACTGCTTGAACTGCTTGAACTAGACGAGCTGCTGCTGGACGAGCAGTTATTGGGGTTGGCCCGGCAACAGGCCTCGTCCCTCGCCGGCCCGTCCGGCCCACAGGCGCACAGGCAGTCGTCTGTCGTCGGGTAGCCCGTCTGTTCTGTGGTTATCACAACCTTGGTGCTGCAGCTTCCGCAGATGTACGCCTCGCAACCGTCGCCATCACAAGGAGACGAGCTGCTGCTGGACGAGTCAGATGTTCCGTCCCATAAGGATTGTGAAAATACAAATCCGTTGGATTTTATTACTGCATTTGACGATGTTGGTATTTGCCAGAAATTATTGGCGCTCTTTCTCGCACAGTAATATCTTTGGCTGGAGCTGCTTGAGGGGCTGGAGCTGCTTGAGGGGGGGTCTGGTGTGGGTGTGGGAAATGGGGGAAATGGGGGGAAAGTGGGCGTGGGGGGTGGCGAAGGTGGATCTTCCGGCGAAGGTGGAACACCACCGCAGCACCCAGCCGGATCGTAGTAGGGTCCGCCTACTTGATTTTGTAAGTTTTCGTTGAAATTCTTTTGGTCTATGCAATTTGGCATTTTTTATAATCGTGCGGCAGGCTGTTGACGGCGACTTTATATAGTTTTATTTTTCCAGAAAACTTGACTCGGATTCAGGACAGATTTGAGGCCTTTATCACCTCGACCGAACCCTTGTCCACGAAGGTGAATGAGATGTCCTGCCGCCCGCGGAGGATTGGTTCGCCATGCTCGTCCTTGTTTTTGATGGATGCGGAAACCGATCTTCTGACTGATTCTCTGGCCTTGCTGAAGTGCTTGGAGTGCAGCCAAACCTCCAGTTCTTCAGAGTCTTCGGACCACTTGAATATCACGAGTCCATGCTCGTATGCCTTCTTTTCTGCGATCTCCTTCTCGTATTTCAGGACGTCGGACTCGTCGGCCTCCGGCTCGTACTTCCAGTTCTCCTCCTCCTCTTCCTTCTTGAGCCGATCCTTCTTCCAGTCCACGAAGTCGTCAAAGTAGTCGCCCTTGATTTCTTTCTTGGCGTCCTCTTCGGAAGTGCCATCCCACTCTCCCTCGGAGAATCTGTCCTCGATGTACTCGTCCCACTCGTAATCTATGTCGGACTCCACATCCTCCCTGTCCTGTCCGTATGTCTCGGACTTTCTTTCCTCCGCATTCGCATAGGCTTCCTCGCTCGCCTTCTCATGAGCCGCGCCGAACACCTCCTCCTTGTCTACGATGTCCTCGTCTAGGGCAAGCCGGGAGACCTCCACGTCGTCGCCGTCGATATATTTCAATGGGATGTCCTTCCATGAAGTGTCGGTTCCTGCCTGCATGTACTTGAAGGAGCCTCTGGCGATGGTTTCCCTGTCCGTCGCCAACTTCTCCTCTCGCTTCTTTTTGTCTTCTTCATCCCTGCTTTTTATTTTATTGTGGGCGTCCTCTATCTGATCTTTTCCGCGTATTTCAATGTATTCGGCAAGTGTTTTGAGGTACTTTATGTCGCCCGGCCTGATGGTCTCTCCCGATTCAAGCCATGCGTTGATCGCCTCCTCGTACTCCCTCTTGAACCTCTCGTAATTCCCGCTTGCGTACTTGGAGAGAAGAGGGGATATGGAGAATATTCTGACGGCGTAGCTCATCCATAGACGCGGGTTTTCCACCACGTACGAGTACTCTTCCTGATGTATTTCCCTGTATAGTCTGACGGCGTCGTCTGCGTCTTGCGTCTTGGCCGCCTCCTCCATGACTTCGTACATGTGTTCGCTGTCGTCCTTCAGGGCCTCGATGAAGAATGTGAGGAACGGACTTTCGCTGTGTTGCCAGTTGATGTACTTGACCAGCTCATCAAGCGGAACCTTCGTGTTTTCTGCCTGAACGTCCTTGTCCCACGAATGTCTGAAGTACTTGTAAACCTGTTCCCTGGCCTTCGGGTGGTTTGTTAGCATCTTGTCCGCGAGAAACTTGATGTAGGCGGCGGACTTCTTTATCTTGGTTGCGTCGTCTTCGTGTTCTTGTTTGCCCTTGTTTGACCATACGGTCTCGGCGGCCTTGTAGTTCCAGCCCTTTACAATCCTGTAGTTGTCTATGATGTCGTTGTCTATGAGGGGCTGGGCGCTCTTCTTCATCGTTGCGACGATATTGCCCATCTGGTGTGTTGCGCTGCCGGGGTTCACCCGTATGAAATAGGCCCATGAACCGCTCATCTTGCCGAAGGACATGCCCGGAGTGGCCTTCTTGGCATTTGACGAGCCCTTGCCCATCTCCGGCGTGCTTGTCGCGGAGAACTCCTTTTCACCCTTCATCCCCTTCATGGCGGGATGGTCGTCGTCTACTCCCGCGGCCGACATGGCTCCCATCCATGCGCTGTCGCCTTCCTTGTAGGGCAGGGGCTTGAGTCCCGATGCGGCCAGCGATGCGGTGAGCGACTTGATGAAAGCCCTGTCCGCCCCGTTTCCGGGTTCTATCGGGGTCTTCTTTATGATTCCGACCACCGTCGCGGCGCCGTCGGAAAGTTTCACGTATCCTGGACGCTCCTCCGAGAACGGCCACACCTCGAAGGACGAATAGTAATCGCCCGAGCCGTAGGAGAACTCCACGACGTTGCTGTTCTCCCTTGACTTTCCGAGGTATGCCTCCCCGGAGCCAGTGTCGACTACTATGTTTTCATGAAGAAAGAGCCATTCCTTGAATTGCATGCCGTATATAGCGGGAAGATTTGAGTTAAAACACATATATAATGCGAATGTAACCCGAGGAATGCCGTGAAAAAATCAAACTACTCTCTTTACCTAGCCGGCATGATCGGCGAGAGCAAATACCTCGAGAACGAGGAGATGGCCCAAGGCTCGCCGCCGACGGCGGGCCTTGACTCGCCTGAATTCAAGTCGTGGCTTTCAAAATTTGAAAAAAAGTTCCCCGGGGTTGCGTATCCAGGAATGTCAAGAGAAGACCAAAGCAACCTGTATACTGGTAGAATAATACTTGTTTTGGACGAATTGGGCATGACAGACGACTGGGCTCAATACGCCGTGTACACGTACCTTGAACGGATGATCAAAAACTACGAAGATCTGCTTTTGAAGCTGGTGGGCAGTAAATATCCGGAAATGCTGGATGCCTACAGGCAATGGCACGACATAGACTGATCCGACTGGCACTTCCGGAGCTAAATATTCATTGGTTTCATGGCCGAACTGGAGGAGAAAATAGCTTAATGAGGCCAGATGCCAGATCCGAACCCAACAGTTCTAAAACCCTACTCTCGACAGAAGCCTGGGTGTAGTCGCCGGCGGATACATAATCCTCTTTTTCCCATAGAATAAGAGGATAAGGACATGGTCTAATTTGCACGACAACGCTTTGACGTTTGTTGTCATCAATAATAATGACATTGAGCTCTGAAAGCGTTATGGGGTTTTGAACTCGCACTTCACCATTTGCTCTGGTAATAGTGGGAGGGGTAAAAGTTACGGGCTGGTCTAAGATCATAAAAATCTCCTCTTGATTGAATTAAAACATGCCGAGAATGTTGCTGCCGTTGATGCCGCCTCCGTGTGCTACTACTATAGTATTGGAAGCGGCAGACAATGCTCCGCCTATACCATGTGTATTCTGTGAGTTTTCTCTGAAGGCAACAGAATTAACATCTATGGGTCCTCGTAGTTGGGAATTTTGATTAAACACTAGATTCGTTCCGACACTGAAAGATGCAGAGCTGGCGGAATAAGAATTATGGTTAAATGTCGCATCTCCATTTATAACACCGGCGTTGTATGAGCCATCATTGAATGTAGCGTCGTTGGACACCGTGCAACTGGTGTTGTTGTATGAACTGCCGTTAAACGTAGCGTTGTTGGATACTGTGCCTTCGTTGTGTGAAGTGACGCTAAAGGTTGCATCGTGGGACACTCCTCCGGCGTTGTGTGAGCTGCCATTGAATACGGCATCGTGCGTCACTGTGCCTTTGTTGTCTGAACTGCCATTGAAAACAGCATCGTTTGTTACTATTCCGCTGTAGTTGTTGTATGAACTGCCATTGAAAGTGGCATTATAAACTGTTCCGTAGTCGTTGCGTGAACTGCTGTTGAAAGTAGCATAATTGGACACCGTGCCGTCGTTGTATGTGCTTCCGTCAAAAGTGGCGTCGTGTGTCACTGTGCCGTCGTTGTACGAACCGTTGCCGAAAGTGGCGTCGTGGGACACTATGCCTGTGGTGTGGTTGTAACCGCCGTCAAACGTGGCGTCGTTAGACACCGTGCCGTCGTTGTGTGAACTGCCGTTGAAAGTGGCATCTCCAATGAGAATACCGCTGTTCCATGAATATCCGTCGAATATCCAGTTTTGACCGAGTGTTGTAAATGACCACGCTGTAGAGTCGTAAGTCCAATTGTTCCAGCCCGTATTTGAGTCGAGTGTGAAAGTTACAAGCGTTGCTGAAGAAAATGTTACGCCTCCGCTGAGGGTTCCAAGGGGGTTATTGCCGGATACGGCGGCAAACGCCGAAGCCGAAAAAGTGGCGGATCCGGACACTCCTCCGGTGTTGTATGAGCCGTCATTGAATACGGCATCGTGCGTCACTGAGCCTCTGTTTTCTGAACTGACATTGAAAGTAGCATCATTGGACACCGTGCCGCCGTAGTTGTTGTATGAACTGCCATTGAAAACAGCATTATAAACTGTTCCGTAGTGGTTGTATGAACTGACATTGAAAGTAGCATAATTAGAAACGGTGCCGTTGTTGTATGTGCTTCCGTCAAATGTGGCGTCGTGTGTCACTGTGCCGTCGTTGTACGAACCGCCGTCGAACGTGGCGTCGTGGGACACTATGCCTGTGGTGTGGTTGTAACCGCCGTCAAACGTGGCGTCGTTAGACACCGTGCCGTCGTTGTGCGAACTGCCGTTGAAAGTGGCATCTCCAATGAGAACGCCGCTGTTGTATGAAGAGCCGTCGAATATCCAGTTTTGACCGGGTGCAGTAAATGACCACGCTGTAGAGTCGTAATTCCAACTGCTCCAATTGCTCCAATTATTTGAGTCAAGTGTAAAAGTTACAGGCGTTGCTGAGGAAAATGTTACGCCTCCGCTGAGGGTTCCAAGGGGGTTGCTCCGGCCAAGCGTGGGATCGCCGGGATTGCCAGATACGGCGGCAAACGCCGAAGCCGAAAAAGTGGCGGATCCAGACACTCCTCCGGTGTTGTATGAGCTTTCATTGAATACGGCATCGTGCGTCACTGTGCCTCTGTTTTCTGAACTGCCATTGAAAACAGCGTCGTTTGTTATCATGCCGTTGTAGTTGTTGTATGAACTGCCATTGAAAACAGCATTATAAACTGTTCCGTAGTAGTTGTATGAACTTACATTGAATACAGCATCATTGGACACGGTGCCGTTGTTGTATGTACTGCCGTCAAACGTGGCGTCGTGCGTCACTGTGCCGCTATTAAATGAACTGCCGCCGAACGTGGCGTCGTTAGAAACTACGCCTGAAGTGTGGTTGTAACCGCCGTCAAACGTGGCGTCGTTAGACACTGTGCCGTCGTTGTGTGAACTGTCGTTGAAAGTGGCATCTCCAATGAGAATACCGCTGTTCCATGAATAGCCGTCGAATATCCAGTTTTGACCGGGTGCAGTAAATGACCACGCTGTAGAGTCGTAATTCCAACTGCTCCAGCCCGTATTTGAGTCAAGTGTGAAAGTTACAGGCGTTGGCGAGGAGAATGTTACGCCTCCATTTAGGGTTCCAAGGACCATGGTCTGCCATGGGTGAGGTCCGGATACGACGGCAAACGCCGAAGCCGAAAAAGTGGCGGATCCAGACACTGTGCCGCTGTTGGTTGAACTGTCGTTGAATACGGCATCATTGGACAATGTGCCTCTGTTGTCTGAACTGCCATTGAAAACAACATCATTTGTTACTATTCCGCTGGGGTTGTTGGACGAGCCGGCATTGAAGACAGCATTATAAGCTGTTCCATAGTTGTTGTATGAACCGCCGTTGAAAGTAGCATCATTGGACACTGTGCCGTCGTTGTGTGAATTGTCATTGAAGGTGGCATCGTGTGTCACTGTGCCGCTATTATATGAACCGCCGCCGAACGTGGCATCGTGGGACACTGTGCCTGTAGTGTGGTTGTAACCGCCGTTGAAAGTGGCGTCGTTAGACACTGTGCCGTCGTTGTGTGAACTGTCGTTGAAATTGGCATCTCCAATGAGAATACCGCTGTTGTATGCACTGCCGTTGAATATCCAGTTTTGACCGGGTGCAGTAAATGACCACGCTGTAGAGTCGTAATTCCAACTGCTCCAATTGCTCCAATTATTTGAGTCAAGTGTAAAAGTTACAGGCGTTGCTGAGGAAAATGTTACGCCTCCGTTGAGGGTTCCAAGGGGGTTATTGCCAGATACGGCGGCAAACGCCGAAGCCGAAAAAGTGGCGTCTTCGGACACCGTTCCGGTGTTGTACGAACTGCCATTAAACGTGGCGTCGTGGGACACTGTGCCTCTGTTGGATGAAGATCCGGCAAAGGTTGCGTTTCCATCGACCGTGCCGTTATAGTTGTTGAATGAGGAGCCGCTGAAGGCGGCATCGCCTTTGATGACACTAGAGTTGTCGCCAAAGCTGAATATCCAGTTTTGACCGGATGTTGTGAACACCCACGAAGAAGTGTTGTAAGTCCACGAAACATTATTTCCCCAATTGAAAACCACGGGCATCGCTGCGGTGAATGTGGTGGTTCCGCTCACACTGCCCGAGCCTGTTGGAGAACTATTTGTAAATTCCGCCCCGGAGAACTCTGCGTCTCCGGTGACTACGCCGTTGTTGTATGAATAATCGTTGAAAATGGCGGTCCCTGTTACTACCGCCCCGGCAAAATATGATGATTGGTTACCGTTGTGTGACCCGCCGTTAAAGGTGGCGGTTCCAGTGATTTGACCTTGGTTGTAGGCGTAGTAGCCATTAAAAGTCACATCGCCAGTGATTTGACCACTGTTGAAGCTCCCCGAAGAGTACTCGGTGTTAAAAATAACGTTTCCATGAATATTGCCTGCGGAGCCAAGCTGAGTGCCTGCGGAAAATGTCCAAACTGGATCGGGGGCATCAAATATCCACAAAGATGCGTCGGTGTACCAACTGGCGGTTGCCGCAAAAGCTACCGGATCCAATGAAGTGAAGGTCGTTGTTCCGGTTGCATAGTTCCCGGGCCAATTAGTAAATGCCGCTGCGGAGAACGCAACATTTCCAGTAATGGTCGCCGTGTAGTACCACTCGCCGTTGAAGGTGGCCGTGCCGGTTACGGTAATGGGTATATCCAAACGTGAATTTGAGCCTAGGTACAAAGGGACTGTGGATAAATTGGCAACTGTTGGGGGGTTGCCAGAATTGCTAGTGACGACTGCCCGCAATTCAACATTGTCCGTTGCTGTCGGCAGTCGTCCCGCTGGAAGACTGATGTTGTAATCTGCCAGCCAGTTGCTTAGGTTGTTCCAATCTCCGTTGCTGGTTCCCATGAATGCATATGTAATTGGCGTAAATATAGATCCAAGGTAATAATGATCTCCGTTGTAGAAACCAGACCCCAATTGGTTCATTCCGGTCGCAACCGCTTCGATGTAATAATCGTCTAGGGTCGTGTCCCATCCGGTTCCGTACTCGTTCAGCTGCGTTGCCACCCCGGCAAAGTAATAAACCGAACTGGTATTGTCGTACCCTTCCGCCAGCGTTGGATATGCGGTGTAGTACAAACCGTCTCCGGCATATGTGCCGCGACCTGCCTGGTTTAACGACGGGGTTTGCTTGCCCAGTATCACGAAGTAACCCGCACACGTGCCGCCTGTGTAGCCGATATACGATGTATGTATCGCGGAGACTGTACCGTCGTTGTACGAATTGTCGTTGAACGTGCAGGCCCCGGTCACAGTGCCGGTGGAGGCGTTCCGGCTGTTGCCGTTAAACACAGCGTTGCCGCTTACTGTGCCGAAGTTTTCAACCGGAGCAGCGACAGCACAGGGGGGTACTCCAGCGTCTCCAGTGAACAATGCGTTGCCGGTAATTGTGCCAGAGTTAAATGCCGCCCCCACACCACCACTCTGCGAGCCAATAAATTCGCAGTTGCCGGTGACCGTGGCGCCCGCACCGATGGATGAATGAGTGAAGATGCCGTTGTAGCCGCCACCGCCAATCAATACATCCACACCCAAAATGTAGCCACCAGAAACTGCGGTCATGGCTAGCGTGTTGACTTCCAGCGCGCTGCCAGAGTTGCTCGTAACGCTGCCAGTCAGGATAACGTCGTCGATGGCTGTTGGGAGTGCAGATGCGGGGTCGCTCAATGCGCCTGCGGTGTTCGTCGTCCACCAGTTGCCAAGATCGTTCCAGTTGGTGCTTACTGCGGCGTTGTAATAAAATGTTGCCATAATTTAGTACCCCTTTACAAAGGCTATGATGTCCCATTCGACACGCGAATGGCAGTAGGTGGCGGCAAGAAGATCTGTAGCGTTTGCTGCAGTGGAAAGTAGAAGTATAGGGTTGGCCGATGAAGGAATCTTGAACTGAGTGCCTAGTGTGATCTCCCGCCCGCCAGTTGCATCTTGTTTTATTCTCCATCTGATGCTCTTCCCATCAGTTGGATTCGTTGGGTTTGCCAAAGTGAAATTCTCTGTGGCTGTAACATCAAAAATAGCCCCGGCAGACGCATCTGTGTCAACAATGGAAGAAACAATGGAAGCGGCAATGACGTTTGTGGCAACAGCAATACCTTGAATGCCTTGTATTCCTTGCGATCCAGTAACACCTTGAGAACCAGTAATGCCTTGAATCCCTTGTGATCCAGTAATACCTTGAATACCCTGTGATCCTTCAGTGCCTTGTACTCCTTGAATCCCTTGTGATCCAGTAATACCTTGAATACCCTGTGATCCTTCGGTGCCTTGTACTCCTTGAATCCCTTGTGATCCAGTAATACCTTGAATACCCTGTGATCCTTGAGTACCTTGTGAACCAGTGATTCCTTGAATGCCTTGAGTACCTTGTGAACCAGTAATGCCTTGAGTACCTTGTGAACCAGTAATGCCTTGAGTACCTTGTGAACCAGTAATGCCTTGAGTACCTTGTGAACCAGTAATGCCTTGTGTACCTTGTGAACCAGTAATGCCTTGTGTACCTTGTGAACCAGTAATGCCTTGAATGCCTTGTGTACCAGTAATTGCTTGAATTGCGTTCAAAGCCGTCTGCATTGCGTTGCTTACGGGCTTGTTGGCGTCGCTCGTGTTATCCACATTGCCGAGACCCACGGTCTGCTTCGTCGCGAGCGAGGCTATGCCCATAAGGGTGACCTTGGAGGTTACCGTACCCGCCGCGTTAGTGGCGGGAGCCACGGCGGTCTGTTCCGCGGGGCCCGAAGGAAGTTCAGATATTTTTATGCCCATTTTTCCTCACTTTATTTAATGCCTTGAGCCCTTCCGAGGTGCTTGCAGGGGCATGAGTGTGATCCTTTTATTGAATATATCTATAAGGAAAAATATTTTTCTGATCAGTCAAGGGAAATGTATGGCAAATCGCCAAATTTGTAGATCAAATCCTCAAACCACTTCTGCCTGTCTTCTCTCGCTTCCTGGAGGAGTTGTTGGCCGTCCATTGCGACGCTGCCGCCCGCGCCTGGGACGCTCTGGTACTTGCTCCTTATTCTGCCCAGTTGCTCCTTGGCATATGTGAGAGCCCCCTCTTGTATTGCTTGGGTCACCTCGCCCCAGTCCTTGTTCTTCTGGAGGTGGTGAACCATTACCTTCTGGATCATGTATGGAACTGGATACAATTTTATTGAATTCAGCCCGCCAAGGAACTCCCAGCCTCCCAATGCCGAACTGGTTCTCGAGTACATCTGCTGGTATTGCTTGTAGAGAACCCACTCTCCCATTTTCCCGTATACTGGCTGTACGGGGTCTATCATGCCTCCGAGAATGGTTCCCGAAGCCCCTGTGTAATATTCTATGGGAATTACGCCGCCCAGATCGCTTGCCTGGAATGCGTTGTTTCCCACCTCTCTGTAGAACACATTTCTTATTATTCCTACTTCAGGAGGCATGGTGTATACGCTCTGGCCGGGCAACGTATTGAACACATAGTACTGGAAGTGCTCCCTTCCTGCGTAGTCCTCGAATATCTTCATCGCCTGGTCTACCGCGAGGTCAAGGTTCTGCATGTCTAGTTCCAGCTTGATAACTGGGGCGCCGAGCATGAGCATGCAGTAGTCCTTGATCTGCTCCCTGACCTTCTCCCTCTTTTTTCTCGGGCCGATCTGGCTTTTGTTGAGAGGATCCACGGGTCCAAGGTCGTTGCAGGTGCTGTTGCACTGCATGCTGTCCATGTTGGTCATGCTCGGTCTGTTGACGGCCAGGGTGTTGTTTCCTCCGCAGCTCATTTTTATTCCTTTGTGGGTGTCCATTGATATATATGTTTTGACAAACGAAAGGAGAACTTATGGCAAGACAATACGAACCGATGCCCTTGGGCGATCTTCCGGAATACATGAGATCGGTGAGGGACGGCGGACAGGGCGACTATGCTCCGGTGGTGGATGTCGGCAGGATCGTGGATGACCGGCCGAGGTGGGGAAGGCTGGCGACTTTTGCATTGGCATCGGCGGCCTGCGTGATTGTGGGGATTTATGCCGTCAATTCCACAATTGATATCTCCATAGCATCTTCTTCTGATTCCGTCGCGGTGTCCAAAATGGTTTCCGACGAGGGCGGAAAGGTCTTTTCGGTCAAGAAGAACGAGGACGGAACCTACAGGGTGAGGGTTTTCAGTTTCGGCGCAAGAGACCTTGTTGACAGGCTGAAGGACGAGGGGCGATTTGACAGCGTAGAGTTGGAGGACTGATTTTTCTTCCTTCCTCGCTCTCATAGTTCATGTTCCAGGGAATGTTCCAGAACCTTCAGGGCAACGCGATCAAAAAGCACATATTTGATATGCTCGGAGAGAGATATGGAAGGAACGAGCGATTCGTCGAAAGGCTTATAAGCCAAGTTACGACAAAAGAAGATTACGAGGGTCTAGGCGCTTTCCTGGCGGATCTGTTTGAGTCGGGTTTTGTCAGGGCTGTAAATCAGTACAAGGATCAATTTTCAAAGATGGGAATGAAGGTCAGCATAGTTCCTGAGGAGAAACCCAAAGACTCTAACTCCAAGATATTCGGTCATTCGGAAAAGTCGGGTTGAGTCTCGGAGGGTGCGGACTTGAACAGCCATCCACCCTCCTTCCTTTCCTTGGAACTGACCTTCCACCATCTGTACTCATCATACGGAACCCTGTCGTTTGACCCAGTCTCCTCGTTATAGACCTCGTATGAGAACGGATATATTATCGACCGCTCCGTGATCTGTTCGTTGGGGTCGCTTGTCCAGAAGTTGAACGAGAAGTCGTTTGACTCCACGACGATGAGCGGGAACACCATCTTTATTCCGTAGGTGAGACGCTCCCACGACTCCCCATAGAGGCTGTCTTTGTTCTTCTGCACTATTGCCGGAAGGCAGTGGGATATGACCTTGTACTTGATATGGGGCAGGTCAAAGGTCTTTTCGTCGGACTGAATTGAGGCCTCATGCCTTGGCTCCTCCCTTTTTGGTGCGGGGGGTGTCGGCTCCGGCGGTGGTTTGGGAGGATCGGGAATCTTCCTTGGCTCCTGCCTTTTCATCCTGGGGGCGGCGTTGGCTCTGATCTCGTCCCATGTGAAGTTGTGGAAGACGAGTTTGGACGAATCCCACTTTTCCTGCTCCTTGACGAGCGGATTGGGTGATTTTATTACATAAACGCTTCCGTCCTTGCTCATTATTACCATTTTTTCAAACCCCTAACTATATAATCATTAGTCCATATAGAAGAGAAAAGAGAGGTGAAAAATGCCGTTGGTGGTTCCTGATGAGGGCGAGCGTAGGCTCCTTGGATATGTCGTGAACAAGACCGCTCCTACCAACCTTGTTCTCCGTCTGTATACAAACAGCCTAGACCTTTCTACCGAGACATGGAATTCGGCAAGCCTCACGGAGGCTTCCGGAGCCGGATACTCCTCTGCGACGCTCACGGGAGCCAACTGGGCTATCTCCACTGTCGCTGGTGTTACGGCCGCCGTGTACAACACGACGGTCACTTTTTCTTTCTCTGCTGCCCGAGACATACAGGGCTACTACCTGACCGACACCTCGGGCGCCATACTCTGGGGCGAGGAGTTCCCGGGGGCGCCTTTCAGCCTTCCTTCAACCGGTGGCGAAATAACCATACGCCCCCAGGTTCAGCTCAGCTGATGAAGGGCTTCTGCAAATGGCCTGCGGATCGGAGAAGTCTGGTAGGAGTCTGACGGCGGTTTCCTATATAAGAAAGGAGGGAACGCGCATTGATCAAGAACTCGGACGGAACGCCATACAAGCCGGTGGGAAGCCTTGAGCAGTTTGACCCCGACAATCCCGAGCGCTGCCTCTGGAACGACTGGGACGCGGAGCTTATCAAGATATACGGATCGCCCGTATTCTACTACGAGGTTTTCATACAGACCGGCTCGCTTGACAAGCTCTACAGGGAGGACCGGGGCAAGCTTTGGTCGAACAACCCCATAACTCTTTATGCGGACTACGAGCCCGTCGTGGGTCAGAACTACCAGAATGCGTTCGGGATAGACTCCCCGGACGAGGTCATGTTCAATTTTAACTATCAGGACGTTCTAAAGAGAATAGGCCATCCCTTGAAGATAGGATCACGCATATACAGCCCGCACAGGAAGGAGGACTGGGTCGTCATCCAGAGGAACATAGGCGAGACGATGCTGTGGAGCCAATTGAGACTCCAGGTTCTCTGTCAGAGGTTTCAAGAAAGCGTCACTACGGGCGAAGGCAAAGTCACTCAGCCAAAACAAGAGTTCGATCTTAATCCAGCCTCCAAATATTCTTCTTCGCCTCCCACGCCGCCACTGCCACCCTCACCTCCCGGGGGGGATTGAGATCATTCTGTTTTTGACCATCCAAGATAAACGCCGTCCGTCTTGTGAACCTTCCAGAACATCATAAGTGGCATTTTTGGTTTTGGGAGTCTGACCATGGTTCCCTCGGGCATGTATGGAACCCTTCTCTTCTTTGATTTTCTTATCGGGAAGTGTTTCATTTTTTTAACCGGAAAAATCTTTTGGGAATTTTTGTTTTCAACTCCACAGCCTTCTTCTGCATTTTTGATTTTATCAAGTCGTCAACTGTATCGTATCTGTCCCTTGAGTATGCGGAAGAGAGCACTTTGTATTTGTCGTCAAAGCACAGTCCCTCGCTGTCGGTCCATTTTTTGGATGCTATGTTAGATCCGTGTTCCCCTATCCTCCGGTCTCTGTTTTCTCTCTCCGCCCTTTCTTCGTCGCTGAACGGAACGAAGGAAGATGGATTTCTCTGCGGAAGTATCAGTATCTGTCCGTAGGGCTCGCCATGCCTGAATATGTGCGTCTCGCCCTCCCTCGGAGACTTGAAGACGACGAAGAAAATTCTTGACCACCATCTTTGAATGTGTCCGGGGACGAGACACGGCACGTTGCCCGTGTTGTCTGTGTAGAATCTCGGATGAGGCTCGGTTCTTACTATGTAACCCTCGGGTGGCTCCATGTCGTAGTTGCCCGACATTCCGTAGTGCCCGTCGGCAAAGCACATCATGGGCGGAGTCTTTTTTCTCTCCTGGTCGCCCGTCACATATTCTCCGTTCTCGCCGATCATCCATATCTCTTCGGAAAAGTCGCCTTCGAAGAGGACCTTGCCGCCGATCCTTCTTACCCTGCACTCACTCTTGTATGGATACAGAAGTTCGTGTGCGTATGTGCTTCCTTCCACGAAAGGGGGGCAGTGCCACGGCTGTGCCGGGCTTCCGTCGCCGTGTCCCGTGTCATTGCCGGACCAGCCCGGAATCTGGAGCTTTATCGGGCGGGGAGGAGCGCCTCCGTCGAGAGATCTGTACTTGACGATTAATTCTTCCATTTTTGAATACATATTATATCAAGGGGATTCAATGTCTGTCAATCCGGGCAATTATCAGAACAAGAAACTAAATGAGTGCAATCCAATCAGTCCGGCCGAGACATCCAGGATGGACTCGTCCGCTCCCCGCGACTGTCCAGGTCCGGCGGGACTCGGAAACGGCTGGGTGGAGCGGCAGTCTCAATCTAAGGTCGGCATAGGAAGGGAGGCTCAATGCGACCCCATGCAGACGGGGCAGATAGTGGAGGACATCAAGAATCCCGAGAGGGATGTCCTGTACCGCTACTCCAAAAGTCTGCGTGGGTGCGACGAGGCCATGGTGGACTTGTTCTCCAACGTTGTCGTGATAGACGAGGACGGAAAGGCGCACAAGGTTCCGATCGTCTGGGGGACTCAAGAGAGGGCTGTCGCGTGGATACTGCAGGACAACGTGCGCAAGGACGGAAGCCTCGTCGTGGAGCGGATAAGGCTCCCCATGATGGCGATATATTCATCGGGAATGGATTTCGACCAAACGCGATATACGTACCACAGGGCCCTTGACTACATGAGGAGGCTGGATCCTGCTGGAAGACCCGGCTTGACCTCCAAGGAAAAGTACGAAAGGGACACCGTGTTCGGTGTTGCAAGGGGCGTTCCCGTCAACAAGGCGTACACCCTCACGGCCTGGACGATGTACATGGAGGATATAGATCAAATCATAGAGCAGATAGTTCTAAAATTTTCTCCAGTTGCATACATACGCGTTAGGGGAGTCAACTGGGAGACTGTGGTCAACCTTGACTCCATAGCGAACAATGTGGACTATGAGCCGGGCGACCAGAACCAAAGAATAATAAAATTCGAATTTAGTTTTACCGCCCGTACATATATACCACAACCGATGGTTAGAAAGAAGGCGGTACTTGCCACCAAAATTGACCTGTACGATAGCGTTGAGGAACAAAGGATTGCGGAAGTGTTGGGCAGGATAGAGGAGAGCGTCGAGAACATAGAAAGGCAAATTGATGATTGAAATAAAAAACAAGACAAGGGGTCCGGTTCAGATACTTATAAGATCAAGGAAGTCTCCTAGGGCCTTCACAACACTAAATGTACCAGGCGTAGGTGCTGGAAACAACACCTACATGCTGGAGGATGAGCGGAACACTGAATATGTGGATAGAGCGGAGAAGATGGGTCTCATCTCTACAAGGCATCTAACAAAAAAAGAATTGAACAAGGGAGAATAAAGTTATGGCAATCTTAAGAGGCTTTCCACCCTCAAACACAATTTCGCCTTCGGTACGAATAACTGAAAAGGATCTGAGTTTCATCGCTCCTGATCAGTCTTTCCACAGAGCAGGCCTGGTGGGTTTTGCGAGCAAGGGGCCAATCAACGTCCCCACGCTCGTCCAATCGAGGAGACAGCTCAATACTGTTTTCGGATATCCGCATCCCGAGGCCGGTGATCCCTACCTCATGTACGCCGCCGAGCAGTATCTGCTTGTTGCGAGCGAACTCTATGTCGTGCGCGTTGCCGACACCTCGGCTGTGAGTTGGGAGAGGGCGAGAACGGCTCAGACCCAGCTTCCGAGCGCGGGAGGTGCAGTTCTTCTTGTGTCGAGTGGTCCCGGCCCCTACAGCCTGGACAAAGATATGTACTTCCGCTGGAGGCTGAACAAGGTCCTGGCCTCCAAGGTCCTTGTCGCCCTGGCGGACGATATCCATCCGGATCCAATCGTGCAAGGCACGGGCTACAGCGCGTCGCAGCTTGCGGACGATCTGAACATGCAACTTGATCCTTCGGTTGACGGAATTGAATTTTTCGCAACGGACGAGTCAGTCAAGTTTGTTGAGTCCGAGGTTGTGTCCACATCAGACGTGGACAACAGCGCCGTATTCAACCTCGCCAATGACAACCTCGTCGCCGGATCGATAGCCGGCAGGGTGGTTGTCGGAGGAGCGGTCGTCCAGACCTTCTCGGTCAACAATGAGGGAGTATTTACGTTCAAGACGGTCGTCAGTTCCGTTGTCAAGGCCGTTTCGGGATCGGTTGATCTTGAACTTGGCGTGATAACCATCGGATACAGCGGAAGCCTATCGGTTGGCACGAACAGAATATCCGTAGACTACAACTACACGGCATCATACGGAACTTCTCGCATAGGCGTGAGAACAACCTTCTCATTCGGCCCTGATGCGAGCCTGGAGCTGGTATCCGTCAAGGATTCACTGTACGGTCCGGACACGGCTGACGTTGGAAGCAACGTCCATGTGAGCCCCGTAGGGCTCGGAACGGAAATGGAAGTCGCCCAGTTCACGGGGGGCGATGCTGGCAGTCAGAAATCCGTCACGTTCCAAGACACGGGAGATACGGCCACTCTAACGAGCCACGGCTTTGCCGACGGAACCCAGATATCATTCTCGGCCATCACCAACACCACCGGCATCACCGTCAACACGAGTTATTTCGTGGTGAATGCTACTGCAGACACCTTCAAGCTCTCCCTAAGCAGTGGTGGAGCGCCGCTGGCTTTGACAACCGACGGTGAGGGAACCGGCATCGCCGCTGGCCTATACGATTTCACCACAGTCTCGGCCTATGACCTTCAGGTAGTGCTTGATGGGACTGACAGCGTTCTTATTGACAATGTGGTTCAAGTACTCGACTTGTCCAGCTTCGCAAATAACAATGCCGTTTCCGCGGCAGCGGTCAAAGCGAGCATCAACGCTCAGATCGCCTCCGGCGACGTGCCGGGAGGCTTTGAGGCGGTTACGGTCGGCAACTACGTGTCGATCAGGACGCTCCATGCGGGCAACGACGCAAGGCTTCTCGTAAAGAACGAGAGCTCTGTGTTTGGGCTTTTTGGATTTGATACTCCTCTGGTCGGGCCCAACAGCCCCATTTCCGTCACTGGCCCGTATGTTACCGCCGAGGGTTACTCCCCCGACGGAGTGAGCGGTTCGGTCGGAATATCAACTTACGGTGTCGTGAGGGGCAACTCAAACAGGCTTGGTGACGTCTCCGTGACGTTGACCGCCGACTCGGCGGGCATAGAAGGAAATGCCACGCAGGTCGTGGTCAAGAACAACGTCAGAGAAGGAAACTTCGTCATGGAAGTGTACAGCAACGGAGTTCAGGTAGAGTCTTGGGGTAGTCTTACGAAGGATGAGGCGAGCCGGTTCTATGTGGAGACCTTCCTGAGTCTGGTTTCGGACTACGTCAAGTCTCTTGACAACACCGCAAACCCCTCTCCGCCGCTAGACGGCACATATCAGCTCTCCGGCGGAAACGACGGAATACCCTCCGATCCTGACGACCAGGATTACTACCTGATCGGCAACCAACTCGGATACACGGGCATATATGCCCTGAGCGATCCGGAGCAGATAGACATAGACTTGGTCGCTATACCCGGACACAGTTCCACTGGTGTGGTCATGGCTCTCATAGACATGTGCCAGAACCTCAGAATGGACTGCATGGCCATCGTGGACGCTCCGTTCGGCCTGACGGTTAAGGAGATAATCCACTGGCAGAACGGCGCCCATCCGCTGAACACGACGAGGTTCGATTCGGACTTCGCCGCCCTTTACTGGCCGTGGGTCAAGATCCGAGATTCGTTCAACAACGTGGATGTTTGGGTTCCTCCGAGTGGCTCGGTCATGGCGGTTTATGCCAGAAACGACGCGCTGTCTGCTCCTTGGTTTGCGCCTGCCGGCGTGACGAGGGGAATAGTTCCCGGAATAACCGACGTTTTCAGCCGTCCGACTCTGGAAGAAAGGGATCTGATGTATGGAAACAGAAACGCCATCAACCCCATCGTTCAGTATGCGGATTTCCAAGACTTCGTCGTCTGGGGACAGAAGACGCTTCAGCGACGGCCGACGGCCCTTGACAGGGTAAACGTCAGAAGGCTGATGTTTGTCATAGAGAAGAGAATCCGAGTGGCCTCAAGGACGCTCCTGTTCGAACCCCATGATGAAATCTTCCGCGAGAGGTTCATAGACATCGCCACAAGGATTCTGCGCGAGGTTCAGACAGGAAGAGGACTCACCGCCTTCATAATCAAGGCGGACGAGGAGCTCAACACTCCGGACGTGATAGACAGGAATGAGTTCAGGGCCAGAATAGGCGTCCAGCCGACGAGGGCCGTGGAATTCATGTTCCTTGAGTTCAGCATACATAGAACTGGAAGCTTTGAGGCGGGATCGGACACCTTCTGATATTGAAAAGTTAGATAAAATAGGAGAAATAAAAAATGCCACAACAAATGATGAATTTGGGTGAGATAGGCGGACCAAATATCATCCACAAGAGAAAATTCCGCTGGACATTCGAAGTCCAGAGAGCGACCGGCAAAGGCGTACCATATGCTTTCGTCAAAATGGCGGCCAGGCCCAATATCTCCATAGAGGAGACTGAGATCAACTTTCTGAACGGAAAGACCTACATTCCTGGAAAGGGCACGTGGGAGACGATTACCATCACGTACTACGACGTGGCCGGGAGCGACAACATTCCGCTTTGGAGCTGGCTTGCCGATGTATATAACTTCCTGCCGGACGGCAAAGGAGCTCTCCCGCTGACGCAGAACTCGAAGAGGAGTTGCTACACGGGAACGGGAATCTGCACGATGTTTGACGGTTGCGGAAACGGCCTTGAAGAGTGGAAACTTAACGACTGCTGGCCCCAGGCCGTCAACTTCGGCGAGCTTGACTACGGATCATCCGAAGAGGCTACGATTGAGGTGACGGTCAGATACGCGAATGTTGCCTACAAGAACCTTTGCGGAGATAACCCCAGTACCAATTGCTGCGGTTGCAGTCCGGGAGCAAATAATAGATAAGCATGATATCCGGCGAAATTCGGATTCAAAACAAAAAGGCTGGCGCATTCGCCGGCCTTTTTTATTTTGTACTCTAATAGATTTGACAGGAGGATTGAATGGGACAGCAGATGGGTCTTGGGAAGTTGGGCGGGGATGTGTGCATCATGCGCAAGTTCCGATGGCTTTTTTTCATAGACGGGGTCTGCGACGATGGCACGAAAGCCCTGCCTCCCGACAAGGGAGCCAGGCCTAGCCTCAATTTCAAGGAGATAGAGGCTCAGCACCTTAACGAAACGGTGTATTTTGCCGGGAAGCCCGACTGGAAGCCCGTGAACCTGACGCTGTTCGATCTCAAGTCAAAAACCAATCCGATATTCAAGTGGCTCAAGGAACAGTATGAGCCATGCGAGGACAAGGGAGACTGGAAGGTTCCTACTCCGGGGGAATGGAAGAAGACGGGCAGGCTCAAGATGTACGACGGTTGCGGAAACGTGATTGAGGAATGGGTCTTTGCGAACATATGGCCAAACAACATAGAATGGGGCGACTTGGACATGTCAAGTAGCGACTATGTGACGGTGGAATTGACCCTTAGATATGACAGGGCGTGGGCTGTTGACTGCTCCGGCTAACTACTCCATGTCGTTCTTAAGGAGCTCCCTCATTTCGGCCAGCTTGTCCTCTAACTGCTTTGATTTCAGTTTTAGTTTTCTGCAGGCTCCGCTTTTGTTAAGCCTGCCCTTCTTTGTATAGACGCGCTTCTCGTCATCCAGAAGCGCCGTTACTATTTCGCCGTATCCGTTTGCTATGAGTTTTTTTATTAACTCTTGTCTTTCAACGTATTCTGTGTTGTTGCTCATTTAGAAAATTATAGAATTAGTTATATAAAAATCAATATCATGCTAATGATTGTTTTCAAACATGGGCTTGCCATTCTTGAAGGATGAATTACCTTCCAGAAACTGCATATGGTTGAAGTATTTCTTCTTAAGTTCGTTGTAGTTCCTTGCAGTCCTGTATAGCTGTCTGAAGTGGTTGAGTATACAGGTGGTCATGTAGTTGAAGGCCTTGCCCTTCCTGGAGTCAAATCGTTCTATTTTATCAAAGCATATCATGACTCCCTCTTGTACGGCGTCATCCGCATCTATCAACTGAAACTTTGCATATCTGACTATGTTCTCGGAAAGCGTGAAGAACGCGGATGCCAGATTTATCTTGCAGCCCTCGTGCTCCATGACCGCGTTCTTGAGAACTTCCTCCTTGGCTTTTAAGTCCGACTTGTTTCCCGAGGAGTCTACTTTCCTTATCTTTTTTCTTGATATTGTGTCTCTTATCTCTTCAGAAATTAGTCCAATCCTGCTGATGTCCTTCTTGGACGATTGGAACTGGTTTATCGTCTTTTCAAATACCTTGTTATTCAGATACTCGTTCATTTTTTTCCTTTGTTGTTTTCCACGAACTTATGCGCTCCTTGGCCTCGGAAATTGCTTCTTTTATCCAAGGCTGGGCCTTGTCGTAGTAGACTTTGGAGTAGAGCATTCCGAGGCTCATGCTCCTGCAGTGGTCTATGTTCTCGTCGGTGTTCCTCTGAAAATTATGCTCGTGTCCTATTATCTTAGTTCTGACATCGTGCTGCCTGAGTATCATGTTGCCGAGTATTTCGGTGTCGGGCCAATTGGGCCTTTCCGGGGACGGTTCGTGGCTCTCTAGCCCGTACATGGATGCGAGCCTTCTCATGCTCCATCCGAAGCCTATCTGGTCTAGTGTTTTGATGTGGTACATGGTGGCTGTGTGCGATATCATGCCTCTCCAATCGTCATGAGACCTGGGACTCATTTCATACCCCACGACCGGAAACTTGCCGTCTTCCTCGCCACAAACGGAAAGCAAGTCTTCAAGGAAGTCCCTTCTTCTAATGAAAACATCGGAGTGGGTGGCGAACATATAATCCGTCCTGCAAAGGCTCTGGGCCAAGTCCATGGCCATGCACACGGAGTCGGATGGATGTCTGGATCCGTTCAGCCTTATGCAGTGAACCTCCAGATCCGAATCATGCATGGACAGTATTTGTTGGAGGTTTTCATGCTCGCTACCTGTGTCTATGACCAGTATGTATGGTCTGATGGTCTGCATCCTCAATATCTCCACGCAGACAGACAGGGGTTCCACGGTATCTATGACTGGTATGACGGCCGTCACGTCGTATTCCCACGGCTTTTTTGTGCAGTCTCCCTTCCAAGGCTCTTTGTTGACGTCTGTGTTTCTCAATGGAGCCAGTTTCTGTGGCATAAAAATGAATCCTAAAACCGTTTTGGCAAACTATATTAGTTACAAGAGGCAAATTTATAGGAGTAAACATGGAAAACATGGAAAACAAGCCTGAATACAGACATTCAAAAATAACGGTTGACGGAAGGTGCCTTGATCTTCTGCTCACGGAAGATGAGATAGCAACTTGTTTTGAGCGCTGCCTTGTGGATTCAAACCAGAAGTTCATAAACAAGGACGAGTGCTGCGAGTGCTGGCCCTCTGTTCAGCCTCCAGACTGTCCTTTCTGGAGGAAGATTCTCGGGGCGTGTAGGGAATGCGACCAGTAGACGACTGTCTTTCATCGTTGCTTTCTATAATTGACAACCCGTCTGCGGAGGGTGGATATTTCCGGCTTCAGAGGTGCTACGAATCCCGCGGCATGCGTGAGGAGGCGGAATCAATGGCATTTTTGATTGCCGAGAAGTTCAATGCTAACAGTTCAAATACTGCTGAGAAATAACAGAGAGACGATAGGAAGGACTCTAGATTCAGTTTCCGGACTTGGCAAAATAATGATCGGAAACCTAGAATCTAACGATGGAAGTCTGGAAGTATGCTCCTCCTATGATGTGGACATAGTTGATGTGGGCAAAAAAAGGGATTTTTCCCTCATTAGAAACGGCCTTGCCGGTGAAGGACTCAATTTCTATTTGGAGGCTTGGGAATTTCTTGCCAGAGGGCGGGAGGAAATAACTTCTGCGGATGGGGGGAGGCAGGCCTGCGTAATAAGCGGGGGAATGGCCTCCAAGGAAACCAGAATTTGGCAAGGAAAGAACGGATTTGCGAATCCCGTCTATGAGACAATAATTGATCAGTCCGCATCTTATGACCCGAGAATAGTAATAGTATCGGGAGATGCTCCCAATCTGGGGTCTGAAAGAAGAGAGTTAGTCAAAAAATGGCTGGAGTCAAGGCCGACGGCTTGCGAACCATACTATTACATGGCCTGCTCTTGTCTTTATGAACGTAAATACGAGGATTTTTTCTTCTATGCAAAGAAATACCTGGCCATGGAGAGAAATCCCGGCGTAGAATCCGTACTCCTGTGCTACCACATGGCGCAGATAGAACTGCACACGGGACGGCTAAATGATGCGTCAAGCCACATTGTATTTTGCCTTTCTGTCCGGCCTATGATGGCGGAGTTCTGGTGCCTGCTAGGGGATATGTTCTACAAGCAGAACAAGTTCGGCAAGGCCAGATCCATATATGAAAATGCAATAATAATAGGCAAGTCAAGAAAGAATTCCGACTCCTACCCCGTGGAAATATCCAAATACAAGGAGTACCCGGCCAAGATGATAAATAACATAGATGAGATATCCGAAGACATGCTAAAAAGGATAGAAAAGGCCAAGGCCGGCACAACAGATGAAGTTTAGCAAGGAGGTCCTGTTGGCCAGATTCCAAGTGTCAATCGGATCTGGACTCGGGGTCAGAAAATGATGTCTAGTTCGTTGACCACAACGGTCACCTGATCCTCCCACCTTGCCACGTCTATTTGCTTTCTTCCCGGCCCCAACTTGCTGAGTTTGGTTTCCAGTTCGCTTACGTGGCAGTTTATCACAGACCAGTGGTTTTCTGCGAGTTTGTTCAGTTCCTTTTCCTCGTCAGGAACCTCTAGATTAGGATAGTACTTCTGTAGATGTTCGCGGCACTCCTTTGCTATTTTTCTGTAGAGCGGGGCGTGGCACGCACACCCTGGGTTGTCCAGAAACTTTTCCAGATCGGGAGACATCTCCTTGGGCAAGGTCAGTCTGAACCTTGAGTCCTTCAGAGCCTTCTTTATGTCGGCGAGCGTGATTCTGTTTTCATTCGGCATGTTCGGTCTCCTCCATGAATCTTGCGTGGAAGTCCAGATTTTCCTGTCGCCATTTCTCCTCGTCTTTCTTCATTATTTCCTCTTCATTCCTTCTGTCCTGCTCTTCCTGCGGATCGCCGAACCTTCTTGGCAATACTGCTCTTCCGCACCCTTGGCATCTGTATTTCTTGGAACTGATGGTGTCGTTTTTTATTTCGGGAAGCCCGGTGCTGTCTGCATCGGCGATGAGCTTCCATCCGCACGAGGAACAAAGAATGATGACCTTTGTCATTCCTGATCTACCCCCACTATGCTCTTCGCCTCCAAATAGTTCATGTATGTGGCGGACATGGTCGCCAAGAAGCTCCCCGCCATGCCACACATGAAGACGACGGACGGCCTCTGGTCTACTATGAGATAGCCACACAGGAATCCCGCCCACGTTCCGAAGCACTGATAGCACGAGAAGACCTTGTTCAGCCACTTGGGGCAGTTCTTTTCCACGAACTCTCTGAAAGGCACCATAATTGAGGAGGGATCGACGACGATGTTCGTAAGTCCTATTACGGCAAATGCAAAAAGCGCAAGAGAGGCGGTCGTCATCGTTCATCTCCAAAATGTAATGCGTACTTTTCCTTCTTTTCTGAAGGTGCTGAACGCCGTGAAGTTGTCATGAAGTTCAAAGTCTACGTTGTCGTCATCTACTGAAAATTCCGTATTGTAGATGAGATGCCTGTCAATCTTATCAATAGTAACATAGGTGCCGAAGTGTTCTGAAATTATGTCTTCATGGACGCCCTTGGCGTTCCTTAAGAAGTCAAGTATGCACTTTTTGCCCATAGCCCGGAGCATGGGGGTCATCCTGCTCATCCTCCACTGGTCCCTCAGGTGTATCAAATCGGGCATTTTGCGCCATACTTCCTTGTTGTGGAAAATGAGCTCTTCCACATTTTGAATATTGATCTCCATAGCTCTAATAGAGTCACACGCCACATTTCATCAAAGGAGAAAATCATGGCTGATGAGGCATTTAGGCCGCAGAAAAGGTCTATATCACAGGACGACATAGACGGTTCGGAAAACGCATCAGACGGTTCGGACAACGCATCAGAAAAGTTGTCGGAAATGGCGTCCATGAGACAGCGTCTTGCCGAGGAGGTGGGCAAGGAAGTTGAAAACCCGTCCGAGGGTTCGGGAATGCGGGTGTCGGGAAAGGTTCCCGAGGAATTCAAGCAAGTTTTGGCTCAGAAGAGGATGCAAGGTCAGCCCCGAGCCGAAAAAAGGAATGCGCCTTCGGAAATGAGGGTTACGGGAAGCGGTAGGCTAGAGGAGTTGATCGCGGGTATCGGAGCCAAGGGGGGAATGATATATGAACAAGTGGAGCTCCCCTCCAAGGGCAAATTCTACGACGGCGAAAACGGACCTTCGGACGGAACAATACATCTGCGTCCGATGACGGGAGAGGAAGAGGAAATTCTCGCGACGCCTAGGTTTGTGAAGAAGGGCCAGGCAATCAACATGATATTCAACAAGTGCATGAGGGAGAGTTATGATTCGGCCAACTTCCTCACGCAGGATCGCACGTACATGCTAATATACCTGCGTGGCATATCGTACACGCCCGAATACGACGTAGAAGTGCGGGATCCCGACTCCGACCAGACTTTTGCGACCACCATAAACCTCAATGAGCTTTATGTTGATCACTGCTCGTCGGATTTCGGGCCTGAAGATCTTCAGGACGTGCTTCCTTCCACGGGATACAAGTTCAGGTACAGGCTTGCCATAGGAAAGGACGAACAGCTCATCCAGGAATACAGGGAGAGAAGGGCTAAGAACTTTGATCTTTCGGGACAGGCGGACGACACGCTGCTCTACAGAACGGCTCACCTCATGGAGGAGATAGAGGGGCTTGCCGACAAACTCGAGATACAGACACTCTTGAAGAAGCTCCCGATACAGGACGTGGCCTACCTTCGTACTGTGGTGAACGAACCTCCGTTCGGGGTCGATACAAAGATTAATATAACCAATCCGTATACGATGAGAGATTTTGAAATAGAACTCCCGTTGGAGTCAAATTTTTTCTTCCCGCGGGCAAAGAGAACGAAAAGTACAGCATCGAGGACGCAAGCCTAGAGCTGTGGAAGAACTTGATGGAGGAGATGTTCTTCTTCATCTACCACATGCACCAGAGCAGGGAAAACTTTATGTCTTTGCCCATAAATGAAAGAAAATGGATAATAAGCAGGTTCATCCAGCAGAAGGAAAAGGAGAATGAGGCGATGGAAGCCGCTAGAAGGAAGGCCAAGGTGAAGAAGTAATGGCGATAAAAGAGAGAAACCAGAATCCAGTGATCGGCGACAATCTGAATCTTCGCCTGTTTACCTACAACTCCAATCACAGGCAGAATGTCGCAAACGTAGAGAAAGTGGACATATATCAGTTGGATTCTTCTTGCGCTACCGAGCAAGATCCCGAAGGCAGAAGGCTAGTGATGTCCGTGGATGGCTCCGATGTGGTCGTGGTAAACGACCCATTCGGAGGACAATATGTGGTTTCGGCGGAACTAGAAGACCTAAAGTTCACCATAGGAAAATATGTGGATGTGTGGACTGTGAATTTTGACTCGGTTCAGTCGGGAACCGTTACGAATGAATTCCAAATCATGTCTGACCTCTGGTATGCGTCGGACATGCCGATAGTCTACGACTTCTCGTACGGATTCCGCCCAAACAGGCTAAGAAGGGGCGAAAGACGATGGTTGAGTGTGGATATTGTCCCGAATGTTCCCAACGCCTCTGATCTCCAGCGGTACTATGTGAATCTTGCGGTCGCAAGCCCCGTGAAGATATTCATTGAGAAGCAGTGCGGAAACTGCGTTCCAAAGGAAAGAGATCTGCGGATAGTCGTGGATGGGGCGGATGTGGAACATCGCCACGACTCGGAGGGCTACTACTTCCTTGATACGATGGCTCTCGACATGGATTGCGGTATTTACGATGTCTGGTTTGAATTAGAGTTCGGGGAAAACAAGTATATCTCGGAACCACTCCAGCTGCAGGTATTCTGAGTCAAGTTCGGTGTGTGTCAGTGGGGGAGTTCCAGTACGAACACTGGAACTCCCCTTTTTTGTTGGCAAAACAACTATTCTGCTCCGATTCAGCAAATTGCAGGTTTACGTGACAGATTTCGTGCGTATAATCTAGGATGAACTACCCACCCGCTAAAGACGAACCCACAACGGGGAGGAACAAAAAATGATAATCGTGCCGGCGTGGATCAAAGAAGATGTGCCAGAGGGCATAAGGGCGATCCTCGGAAGCGAGCCTCCCGAAGGAGCGGAGGCAGAGTGGATTCCGAGGGATATAATTAAAAACTGTCTCTACTCTCCCGTGGAATTCGAAGGGCGAAAGATGGCCATGCTTGTGTTTGAGGAGGACAAGGCTCCCGAATCAGTCCGGGTCATCATCGGAAAGAAGAAATGACCTACGCAGAACATGTGGATAACCTCACCTCTTCGCACGGGATATCGGTGGAGTGGAAGGAGGGCTATTTCAGGGGCAGGGCGTGGAGGAAGCAAAGGAAAATCAAGATAGCCCCGGTGAAGACTGCCGTGACCTACGCAATCGCCCTGCACGAAATCGGCCACGTGGTGGGAAGGCAGTCGGGAAGAAGGATTGACCGGGAGGTGCAGGCGTGGGAATGGGCCGAAGAAAACTCTCTGAAGTGGACGGAGCCGATGATCATCAAGGCGGCGAAGTGCGTGGCTTCGTACTTGAAAATGTGCCAGAGACACAGTAGCATGGCCCTGCCGCCCGCAGATCATCCCGCATGGCGGATTTCGCAGTGGTCCGAGAAAAACAAAGAGAGGTAAAATATATGCATGTTTCCTGCGAACCCAGCTTAAACCGGTTAGGTCTCTGCCCAAACTGTCACGCCTCTTGGGACGGCGGCGATATTTTTGATACTTTGCGTGGTCAAGTGTGGTGTGCTGATAAAAGCGACGATGATCTTCGGGCCCATATTTTCCATAATTACGGGCCACCTCCGTATCGTTGGTCTCGTCTACTGGGGATTGAAGCAGGATATTACGATGGCGTCTCGTATTGGATGTGCCCTGACTGTTCTGCGCGCTGGTCTGCTGGCATGAAAAACAAAGTCATCGCTGGTTGACCTGCATAAAGGGAAGGTGTCCGTGGATCGTACTTTGGAGCCACGTGAGATACCACGTCTGGTGCCGGACAAACAGTTCCCGCCATATAGCTATGTGACGAAGCGTTTCCCGCACCCGATGTCGGATCCGGCCGGACATAGTTTTGGCTGTGAGCCGGAGCATCCTGCGGCTCCGGAACCAAGCCATTGGAATGCATGCCGCCCTTATCTGTACGGCATAGATCTGTTCAATCATGGCTACTATTGGGAGGCACACGAAGTTTGGGAAGGTCTCTGGCATGCCTGCGCCCGGGCTGGGACAACCGGAAACTTTCTCAAGGGTCTCATCCACATGGCCGCCGCCGGCGTCAAGGCGAGGGAGCGAAGACCGCAAGGCATTCAGAGGCATGCCATCAGGGCCAGGGAACTCATGCAGATGACGACGTCCGAAGTCGGCCCTCATCATCTTCGATACATGGGGCTGGAGCTAAGCGAGCTCATCGGCTTCGCGACTGACTTGGCCGACCAACCCCAAGTTGGCACGGCGGAACTCGGGACATCGGTCGAGATCGTCTTCCAGTTTGTTCTCTGTCCCGGGGAGCCGTCGCAGTGCGAGATCAAGCCATGACCAAGCTCCGTAGGTCAATTGAAAAAGAAACCGTCATCAAGGCTCATGAGGTCTTCGTAACTCACCGCCGTCCACTCGCGGTACTTCATCAAGTATTCAAACGACACATCTCCGAGGTCTTCTGACTTGATGAAGGCAATTCTGGGCTTTCTGTCCTTCTTCCAGAAGAGCAATGGCTTTCTCTTGCACCTCTCGGAGTCCGATGATACCTGTTTCAGGAACCCGTCTAGTTCGCTCTGGCCGCCCCGAAAGGCCGAGCAAAGGTCTATGTCGTTGTAGCCTCCCTTGCTTTCCAGAACGAATCTGAATCTTTCGGGGCATACGATGTCGCCAGAATAAAAGTTGGTGGCGGCTCTTGACAGCTGCACATTTTGACCCCATCGATTTCCGCTGCCCACTGCTCGACTGAAGGTTCCAGTGTCGGGGTTTGAGGAAATAATTTTTGAGAAACGGGCATTGAGGCTCTTGACGAGTTCGAGCTCTACTCTCTTGCCCTTCTTTCCCGATTTTATCTTTTTGGGTTTCTTTTTGAATATGTCGTCTACGTCAATATCTTCTTCCATGCCATATATAAGAGAATGCGCAAGTTAATAGTTATAACCTTGGCTTTCATGGCCTTACAAACTAGAAAAAGTCAGTCTCCGAGCTGGTTGACGGGCTTGCCCTCTTCGCCCGAAATCTGCTCTATGTTTTCCTGACAGGCCTTGAGTACGGCCCGGAGGTCGTCCTTCTCTTCTATGGCCTTCATTACGGCAACCCCGCACTTTTGGAGCACGGACAGTTTGTCCTCCTCGCTCTGAGGCCAGTGCGTATGTATTATCCTCCGGATCTGATTGACTATGGTCTCCGCGTTGGATACGAGGTGCCGGACTCCCATGTTCTCCGCGCTGTCGTTGATGTCCTGGATTGCACTGAGGATATCTGCGACCCTCTGGGCAAAATAGCCCTTGTCCTCGCTTATGATAAAATCCTTGAATTCCATGGGTTTATCTATCCTCGTCGCCAGAAATACCAGTCCCCTTTAGCGGGTGCCTACAGAACATTCCAGGAAGCCTTGGGTCTCGCTTTTGGCTTTTTGCCCTCCCTGGTACCCTTGCAAGCCTCCGTGACCGCATGAACGCATTTCTTGGCCTGTGAGAGGGTGTCGGATGCTCCCATCTGATGGAGTTCCTTGGCCGTGTGGAGGTTCTTGGGGCTGTAGGGCAGTTCAAAGTCCTCCACAACGGTTCCGTCCGAACCGTACTTCTGATCCTCGGTCTTGGGAACAAAATAACATGTGAAGCAGACGGCGGGGTACATTTTGTCGTCCACGAAGGGGTAATTCTTGTGGACGGTCGTGTATAAGTCCATTTTCTGTCCGCAGATGGGGCATTTTCTTGTCACATTGCCTTCTTTTCTATTCCCCTGGATGAGAACCAGTGCGTGCCGTAGTTGACGGTCAACTGTTCGCCTTGCACTATATCCCTTTTTGTAATTATAGCCAGAAGCCGGTCTTGGATGTTCGTGGAGAATTCGCAGTTGTTGTCGTCGCTGTGGTTGTAGATCATCGTCCACCCGAGGGGTATGGCCAGGCGACTTTCCCATGCCATCACATACTTGAACGCCTCTTGGTCGGTCGCTATCGCGTTGGTTTCGCAGACGATCACGGGCGCTATCTCCACAAATGTCCCCGAATTTATTCTTTCATTCGCCAGTACGCCTAGGCCGACGTCATCCAGCCGTGCGATTGAGAGCCTTTTATCCAAGAAGGGGACTTTGTTCATTTTCCAGTGGAGCCGAAGCCTCCGGAGCCACGGCTTGAATCGCCAATAATCTTGCATTCCACGAACGGCAGATCAAAATGGCCCTCTATTATGAGTTGGGCTATCCTGTCGCCTTTTTCCACATGAAATGTGTTGTGCTTGTCCGTGTTCAACAGAACCACCTTCACCTCGCCTCGGTAGCTTGAGTCAAGAACTCCGGCAAGCACGTCTATGCCGTGTTTGGCGGCAAGTCCCGATCGGGGGGCGACCCTGCCGTAGAGGCCTTCGGGAATCTCCATGCTTATGCCGGTGCCGACAGTCTTCCTTTCCCCGGGGTGAATCATGACGGCTTCTGTTGAGAAAAGATCTGCCCCCGCGTCCGTAGGATTTGCCCGCGCGGGAATTCTAGCGTCTGCTTGAAGTTTCATCACCTTTAGATTCGGCACTTCGGCGTCCGTCTCTGTTCCGTAGAACCATCTTGATATTAGATTCATCTCATGCCTCGCACGATGAGCAAGTTAGGATTGATCTCGCAAGTTCTTGGGCCGGGTTGGCGGATCGCTGGTAGTAGAATGTCTTGACTCCCATCTGCCAACCTTCTATCAACAGGCTGTTTACATCCTTTGGGGATGTGGACGGAGGGATCATGATGTTCAGCGACTGAGCCTGGTCAATGTATTTCTGCCTCTGCGCGGCTTGTATGACTATCTCTTTCTGGCTTATCTCTCCGAATGTCTTGAATACGTCCTTTTCTTCCTTTGTGAGGAAGTTCAGGTGCTGAACCGATCCTCCCTTTACAAGGACGGTTTTCCAAACTTCGTCCGTGTTTTTTTCATACTTCTTGAGAACCTCCTTGAGATAGGGGTTCTTGTAGGTGAACTTGCCTTTGGCGAGGTTCTTGACAAAGTAGTTGCTGTTGAGCGGTTCAATGCTGGGACTAACTTGTCCGAGGATGAAACTGCTTGAAGTCGTGGGCGCAACAGCAAGCGTCGTGACATTCCTTCGCCCGTATCCTTTGAGCAGTTCGGGTTCGCCGTAGTCCTTGGCCATCTTTTCCGTGGCCTTGTCGGCTCTATCTCTTATTGTCTTCCATATCTCTGTGTTGAGGAGTTTGGCTTGCATGCTCTCAAAGGCTATCATTTTGCTCTGGAGGTATGAGTGCCAGCCAAGGGCGCCTAGTCCGAGGGCCCTCTGGGAGATCGCAAAATTTCTTGCGGCCTCCATGTACTTGACGCCCTCCGTCTTGCTTATGAACTCCTCGCATACGGCATCAAGAAACTGAACCATGGTTTCTACGGCATCCGTGTCCTTGATCTCATCCCAATGAAGAAGATTTAGGCTTGAAAGGACGCAGACGAACGAATTGTCCATGTCTGAGTAGAGTTGGATTTCCGAGCAGTTCCCGGTCAGTATGCCGTTGAATACCGCCTTGTGTTCGATGGGTTCATTGACGCAGTATGTGTCGCTAGATCCATCGTCCTCAACGGAAAGAACTTCGGGTCTGAACAGTCTGCCTTTTTCGTTGGCGAACGCAAGAAGTATGTCTCCGGGCTTTAGATCGGCAGCTCGCGCCTCTTTGCCGTCTTTTTTGCCGTCTTTGAGATAGAACTTGTGGTATTCGGTTACCGAAAGGCTCGTTCTGAAGATTGTTTCCGTATCCTCGTCGTCAAACTCCCTCTTGATGAAGGTGATCTTTATAAGTTTTTGGTTTTCGCCCGTCTTGACGACCTTTGTCTTTGACCACTGCTTCCCGTTCCAGACCTCAACTTCCCTGCCCTCGTTGTCCCCTATTTTTATTTCGCCGCTCTTGGTGAGCAGCATCGTGTCTGGGGATACGCAGAGGTTTGATGCTTTTATCTTGAGTTTCTTATCCTTGTAGACCTGCGGGGCGTTTTTGTTGGCGGTGTCGACAAACATGATGTAGGGATAGCCCGTCTCAAATCGCTTTTGGATGACCTTCGCCCATACTTTCCGCTTTTCTTTGTCTCCCTCCACAAGATCTTTCATGAACTTGTCGGTGACGGTGACTCCGATGCTCATGTTCTGAATGCTGTGGCCCTCGCTCCTTATCTGCAGGAATTCGTCTATGTCAGAATGTTCTATGGGCATGTACGCGGCAAATGATCCTCTTCTTGCGCTTCCCTGGCTGATCACTTCTGCGACCTTGTCAAATATCTCCATGAAGTGAACCGCGCCGCTACTCTCTCCTCCGACGCTGATCTTCGTTCCCCGAGGGCGGAGATCTCCAAAAAATCCGCTGGTTCCTCCCCCCATCTTGCTCATGATGCCCACCTCGGCCGACTTTGTGAGGATAGCCTCCATGTTGTCGGATATGAAACTTCCGAAGCAACTCGCTGGGAGCCCCCGCTTGTTGCCGAAGTTGGTCCATACTGGCGTGGCGAGGGAGTAGAATCCCTTGCTCATGAAACTCTCAAATTTGTCCGCAAATCCCTTTATTTTGAGTATCTCTTCTGCCTTGTCGGCAATCTGCCGAACCCTCTGCTCCGGGGTGGTATCTGGCTCGAGATAGCCTCTCTCTAGAAAAATACGACTGTGCGCGTTCAACCAATAATATTCTTTGTTCATTCTTTCTTTCTTTCTTTCTTATTAATTCAGTAGAGTTTGATTAGAACAAGTCTTCTGCGTCGAAGCTTTTGGATTTTTTGGAATATTCCACGCTTCTTGAATGGAAAAAATCGGTGTTGTTGTTTCCTAGGACCTGCTCTTCAAACCACATCGTCTTGGAAAGAAGATCTTTGTCGACATCGAATATTTCGCGGTAGCCTATTTCTTTGAGGGACTCATTCATTCTGTTTTTTATGAATTCCTTAAGGATGTTGGAGTTGAGCTTTTCTGAATCATAGCCGTTGACGATCCACTCCACGATCTGCATCTCGTATTTGAGTGCGTCCTTTGCCTCGGTGAGTATCTTTTCCTCTAGTTCCTCGTCAAAAAGTTCAGGGTGTTCCTTTCGGATCACATTTATCAATTTCATCCCTATGATGGCGTGAAGAGCCTCTTCTCGGGACGTGTACTCCACTTGCTTGTTGGTGTCTTTGAGAACATTCTTATATCTCCCGAACCATCCGATGGTGTAGAACTGAGAGAAAAGAGCGATGTTCTCTACGAACAAGGTGAAGAGGATGAGCGAGTATATAAACTGCTTCTTGTTGTCGGCGTGGAACTTGTGGAGGTGCTTCCTCAAATAGTTGACCCGGCCTTTGATGCAATCCAACTCGAGGATTTTGTCAAACGCATCATTTATGCCAAGGACTTCCAGGAGCCTTTCGTATGCGTCTCCGTGGATGACCTCTGTGTTTGCCATGACATAGCCCATGTCGTTGATGCTGGGGTGGGGCAAATTGTCTCCAAGCTTGGCCCAGAATTTCTTTACGCTGATCTCAAGCTGGCCAATTGTCGCGAGGGCTCGTGTGATTATCTCTTGCTCTTGTTTGGTCAGAGACACCCTGAAGTCTTGGACGTCGCTTGAGAAGCTGAATTCTTTGTCTGTCCAGAAGCCATTATGCATGGCCTCTATGAAATCCTGCGTCCAAGGGTACTTGTCGGGTTTGCGGCCTATCTGTTCTTCAAAAATCATGTCTTCTCCTTGGTGTTTTGGTGAGGGTATGTAAGAATATTAATTGAATTTTTTGAAATGTGTGAAGCCTTTTCTTTTTTCGAGGCTTATTAACTCACACCCATCCAGCATTTCAAGCAGATTCTGATCGTGGGTGGTGATAAACACCTGCCTGTCCTTGGCTAATTCAAGAATCATGTTATATACCCCAACCACCCCTATTTGGTCAATGTTAGTTGTAACTTCGTCTAGAAAAACAAGACTGGGGTACATTCCCGAACTCAACATCATCACATGGGCGAACGCCTGAGACACCGCGAGGTTCAATCTTCTTCTTTCTCCGCCGCTCATCGCGTAATAGACGAACGGATCCCCGTCCGAAGGATTGCGCTCTATTTTCTCCTCAAGTTCGTTGTTGAATTCGAGGCTGATCTTTCCGTCTATGAGGAACTGAAGCCAGTAGGCCACTCTCGAGTTGAGGGCTGGAATAATCCCGTCAATGATGAACTTCCTGATTCCAGAATCGCCGAAGGCCACCGACCAGAATTCGTAGTACGGAAGCTGCTTCTCCAGTTCGTCAAGCTCCTTGTTCCTCGAATTGAATTCCGACTCCCTTGCTTCTATTTCTTCCGCCAGTTCGTCTATTATCTTCTTGAATGGGGTGTCCCCCTTCATCTCCTTCTTCTTGGCCGAAACTTGTTCGTTCAGTCCCTCCATCTGCTGCGTTATAAGCTGGTTCTTTATGTCCTTGCCCTGGGGCTTTTCCACCTTGTTGAGTTCGGCGAGTTCCTTTCTTTTTTCGGAAAGTTCTCTGGAGGATTTGTTTAGATTGTCCTTGGCCGATGATATACCGTCGGATATTTTAGAAAGCGTACCTGCAAGAGCCTTCAATTTTGAAGAAAGTCCATCCTTCTTTTCATTATCGGAACCCATTTCGGTCTGGAGCGATCCTATGTTCTCCAAAAGCTGTTCCGTGTACTTGTTGTAGTTCTCCTTTGAGACCTTTCCGAGGCAGAACTTGCAAGTGGCTCCCTCATTCTTCTCTAGTCTGCCGATTTCTTTCTGATTTTCCTCAATTTTTGACGAAAGGGCTTTTATTGAACTTGAAACGGTGTCGATGGAAATGTTGCATTCGTTCTGTTTCTGCTTTATGCCCGAGGACTTCTCCTGTGCGAGGTCGAGAACTTCTTGAATTTTAAGTTGCTTGGCTTCGGCTTGCGGGATTTCGGAATTCAATTCCTCTATCCTGGCCTGGGTCTGGTGGTACTTGGATGCTTCCGTGCCCTCCGAGGTGAGTTCGAGTTGCTCCTTGAGCGACCTTATCTTTGACAGAAGCGAATCAAGTTCGCTCTTCCTCTGAACCGTCCAACTGGACTCCTGCTCCTTGGCAGCCTTGATCCTTGACTTGGACTGCTCCAGCTGTTTGCGGGTGTTCTCGTAGTCTACCTGAAGAATCTTAATTGCATCCTTCTTTTCCTTCTTAAGATTTTTCGCCCTTTCGGCGAAGCCCTTGTATTTGTCCAGGGACAGGAGGTTCTCCACTATCTCGCGCTTGTTTGAGGCGTCGCACTCAAGAAAGCTTCCGGCATTGTTGTCGGTGAACACCACAATGTTGACAAATGTTTCATAGTTGATGCCAAGTTTCTCCTCGAGCAACTTCTGGGTCGCCGGCTGGCCGCCTAGGGTGATCTCGGTGGTGTCGTCCCATATTCCATCCGGACTTTCCCAGAGCCTCAAGGTGTCTGGTTTTCTTGTGCGGACAACCCTGAAGTCGCCCCACCTGACCTCCGTTTTCAGTCCCTTGCCGACCTGATTGTTTATGACGTCCTTGTGGCTGATCTTTTTCGGGTGCTTTATGGTCTTGCCGAAGAGCGTGTAGACGATGATCTCGGGAATGCTACTCTTTCCCACCCCGTTGCTAGCGACCCTAGACTCGCCGTCAACCACGTCTAGGTTGAATCCCTTGACGAGGACTATGTTGCCATGATCCTTGAAGGTGAGTTCAAGCGCCTCTGGGCCAAAGCAGAGGAAATTCTGGGCGTAGATGTATTTGATATCCAGGCTCTTCATTCCGTTTCCCTGCATATCTCCGTGCCGATCCTTATGAGCGTCTCCTTGTCGAGGCTCTCGGAGTTGGCTTGTTCTACGTACTTCTCAAGCATCTCCTCCTCCTTGTAGAGAATTGCCTTCGCGTCCTTGATTGCGTGATCCTCTTGTTTCTGAACCTGCTTTATCTCGAGGGACGAAACCTTGGAGTTCTCAAGCAGGCCCTGCCGTATTTCCGTCATTTGCCTGCTCGTGATGTCCTCCACCTCCAGCCTCACGAAGTGGCCTTCCAGGTCGTAGTCGGCGATCTCATTCTCCTTGAGGATGTAGTGCCTTGGGCTGAATGTGTTCTCTATGTACTCGCATTCCCCGTCCAAAGTGTCAAATACGACAACATGCTTGGACTGAAAGGCTTCTCCGAAGGAGAGCTGCAGGGGGGAGCCTACGTACTCCACCTTCTCGTCCAGTTTCTGCTCGGCGTGGTAGTGGCCGAGGAAAACTCTGTCCCAGTTGGAGAATATGTCGGATCCCACACGCACCATGTCTCCGTCATGTTCTATGGTGACTTCGGACACAGTCTTGTATTTGACGTTCCAGACGGCTCCGTCCACCGATATGTGTCCCCCGAGGACTTTCATGCATTTGCCTCCCTTGGCCTTCCAGTCCTTCTCCACGGCCTTGAGGTCTTCTATCGGGTTGTGTGTGTAGGGAAGGAATCCGAACGAGAATTCCTCGCTCCCTTCCTTGATTACTTCCACGCTGGGCGCGTTGATGACCTTGATTCCAGGGAGGCTCCTCAATGGGTTGACGCTGGAGACGTCAAGTTTCTGGTAGTGCCAGAGATCGTGGTTGCCAAGCAAAAGAAAGAGATTTTTCTTTCCATCAAGGTGTTTCTCTAGCACATCAAAGGTTTTCTGGTATGTGAGGACGTCTATCTTCTGCCGGTCGTGGAAGAGGTCTCCGAGGAAGACTATGTTCTTTATCTCCCTCTCCTTTGCGGTTCTGAACACCCAGTCCAGGACTTCAATGCAGTCGTCAAGCCTTTCCGAGGAGCGCTTGTGGGGGTGAATGTGGAGGTCGCTGAAGATTAGAACTTTCATGGGCTTTCTGGACGCTCATTGTATCTAAAGTTTTCTTATTGTCCAGATTTCTTTAGAGACTTTTCTAGCGCCTTCCACACGTCCACGCTGTTGATCTTCTGAACCTTGGCTGCGGGTGCGGGAGGGGCTCCTCCTTCCGGCCCTAGCCCCGAAGACATACCTCCCATTGGCGGCCCTCCTAGACCCATTGGCGGCCCTCCTAGACCCATTGGCGGCCCTCCGCCTCCGCCTAGTCCGGGAGGTATTCCCATTCCGACGCCCGGACCGCCCTTAGGAGGTCCTCCACCCGGCGGACCTTTCGGGCCTCCTGGGGGTGGACCGGGGGGCGTCGCCTCCATCATCATATATTGGTAGAAAGTCTTCACGGACTTATATATGAACTATCTATATAATTAAGGACTGAACAAAGGAGGTTCAAAATGAAAGACATGGATGCCAAGGATCTCGTGATCCTTCTTGTGACGGTATTTCTGCCCCCGTTGGGAGTGGCTATCAAATTCGGGCTCGGACTCAAGTTCTTGCTAAATCTAGCCTTGACTTTCCTCGGGTATGTTCCTGGGCTTGTCCACGGCGTGTATGTCGTGCTCAAAGGTTGATCTGCGGTATCTTTGAGGCGATCGTGTTCCAGTTCTTTTGAACCCAGTCGTGGAAGGCCTTTTCTGCGGCCTTGGGTCCGATTTCGCTGGTCTTTCCGGTGGTCTGGAACTCAATCTCGTGGGTGGCCTCGTGGACTATCGTGCTGGCGATCTCCACGACGGCCTCCTTCGTGTCGCCCAGCTCCCTCACTATCCTCTGAACATTCACATGGATCACGTCCGACGGGACTATCTGCCTCTCGTCTATGTCGGGGATATATTGCTTTATGACCGCGTTGGGAACCCTATTCAAGGCATTCTGCTGCATTACGTTCTGTCCGAATTTGAACTTAACCTTGTTCGTAACCGCTGGCCCTATGACCTTCTTGTTCTCGGAGGAGGTATAAAGGCCGTAAACTCCGCTGTTCAGCGGGGCTATGGTGCTGATGTTGTTCAGTATTTTCTGGTTGGTTGCGCGGCCGTATAGCTGGACGAGTTTTATGGCGTACTTTGCCTTGTTATAGATGTGGTCTATCTTGCTCTGTACCTCGTCGGTACCCACGGTGTTTTCAAGCCAGTGTCTAAATCCTACCATGGGCATATATACTGTATCTGGAGGTGAAAATGCACATTGTAAGCGATTTTTGGTGGGTTTGGCTGTCGGTTTTTGTCCTTTCCGGGGCTTATATTTTACATGCAAGGAAAAAGGCCGCCGAGGGAGTTCAGGCACAGTTCGTCTTGACGGGGTGCCTTCTCATCGTCTTCTATTCGGTATGCTTCTTTTCGGGCATCTGTACAATCTTGAACTTTATTTGGAGATGGATTCTTTAATGTCAAGGTTGATTTGCATATCAGGGAATTCGGGCGTGGGAAAAACCACGATTGCACAAATATTCAGATATTTTTTGGGGAGCAAAAATTGTTTGGCAATAAGTGGGGACGATCTTCATAGGTGGGAAAGGGGGAATGAGGCTTGGAAGACCATCACGCACCTAAATCCAGAAGCAAATGATTTAGATTTGGGCTACAAGCATATTGTTGACCTGAAAAGGGGCAAGTCCATTACAAGGTCAATATACAATCACGATACGGGAAAATTTGACGACCCCTCTGTTTTTGATTCAAAGCCATGGATAATTTACGAAGGGCTTCATGCTCTTTACCATGAGCCGACACACAGAAAAGCTTTCATGAAAATATTCATAGATGCCGAGGAGGATTTGAAAAATGAATGGAAAATCAAAAGGGACACAATAAAAAGAAAATACAAAAAAGAAGAAGTTGTAAAGCAAATAGAAAGAAGGAAGGCTGACGAGCGATTTATATTTGAACAGAAAAAAAATGCGGATGTATTGATTAAACTCGAAAAGTCAAAAGTTATAAATCTTCATTACAAGTGTACTGATCCTAATCACGAGCGAATTATGAAGTTCATTGTGGACTTTTATTACTCCATATTTGATTACCTTGACATTTCTTCTCGTTTGTCTATGGATTCAAATTTAATTCAATTCAAAGGAGGAAATATATCGGTAAAATCAAACGGAAAGATAATTGTAAAGACTTCGGGACAAAAAATTTCCGAGACAAATTTATCCAGCGGAATATCCATATGTGAAATAAGCAAGGGAAAATTCCAAAATGAAAAGCAGTACTCTGAATACATTTCTAGAATAAATACTTCAGAAAAAAATCCATCTTTGGAAAGTGGATTTCACATAAAATTGAACAACAAGTATGTAATTCATACACATCCCATTCACTTGAATGCAATATTGTGCAGTAATGAATCAAGGGCGATAATAAAAGGAATGTTTAAAAACATGCCCTATCAGTTTGTTGAATACAAAACTCCTGGGGTTGATCTGTGCAATGCGATAGATCCAAATCCGCATGGAAATAATATTTTTTTCTTACAAAACCACGGACTCATAGTTGGATCTAACGACAAAAAAAGTGCAATGGAAATAACGACAAAAATAAACGAAAGGTGCAAGCGTTGGATCGGGGATCATGCCGAAAAATTCATAGACCTTCACAGAGCCAACAAGCGTCCTCTTTTTCCTGATGCCGTGATGTTCAAAGAAATGGAAGAGGTCAACAACATAATACTATATCTTATGGAGACTTCTTGTCTAACCCCAAATTTTCTTGATAAAAATGAAATCAAACTAATAAAAATCTCTAGCCTAGAGAAGATCAGAAAATAACCTCTTGCACTCTAATGGAAAATCAGAACATACGCCATAAAAACCATATTTGTCAAAGTCAATCAGCGATTCCTTCGACAGCAAAGGTATTACGAACTTGCTGTTCATTACTGTAAGATCGTGAGCCCATACATATCCGTTGCTTATCAAGACATAGGGGTCGGACTCGTGGAAGAAAAAAACCAAATCTGATCCTAGAATCCATTCCAGAGCCGTTCTCTCTTTCACATGAATCCAAAGATTATTTCTTCTTTCGCGAAGCCATTCTTTTGAAACGGGGTGGTCGGCAGTATCATGTCCTAGATGCGGGGTTCCACCTTTAATTCGCAGATCAATCTCCACATCAAACCCCATATCCAAAGCCTTTTGAATGTGTTCGGGCGAGTTTTCAAAAAAATTTTCGGGTCCGTTTATATTTCCTCTATGGGATATTATTTTCATTGAAATCCTCAATTCTAAATGTCTTGTCGTCTATGAAAATGTCGTAATAGGGCTTATTGCACCAGACTTCATGACTTTTTACTCCCCATGACAAAAGTTGTGCCTTCGTGAACTCTGTCCAGTCTGTTCCCGTTCTACTTCCTCTTGCTGTCCAATATATAATTTTATGTCCCCGGTCATAAAGTTTGTTCATTTTATTGATGTTGTCCATGATTGGAGCTGACTTGTGATAATCTCTAGGGTTGTCTGGAGTAACACAAATCGTTTCGTCTATGTCTACAAAAATTACTTTCATTTGACTTTACCTGTTGCGTGGTAGGTTTTCCAATAGTTGTAACAGTTGGCCACATCTTCTGCATTTTTGATTTGGCCTCCTCTCAACAGATGGGACCAACTTTCAAAATTCTCAACCTCTTCTGGGGTTCCAAAAACTGTCACAAATGGCGTGTCAAAATAACCAACTCTTAAACCATCTTGTATTAGCAAATTGTAAACTAATGTTACATAACATTCGCCATTATAATTTAAATCTTTCTCTAGAGCCAAATCAAAGTATTTTTTAAGTATCGCTCCGTTTTTGAAATGATATATTCCCGTTGATGCGTGCTCTTGGGTTGGTTTGTCGGTGTAGGACTGCTTTTCTTTGATCTCCATAATCAACGGATATTCATTGTGTTCCTTTACGAATGCCATTTTTGTGGAGGCAAGAGCGTGTGGATGGAATCCAGTGTGAGTAAGAATGCATCCGTCCATTTTGTGATTTTTCACATGTGATTGAAAATTTTGTCTATTCAATATGCATGGATTGTCACAATACGATACGACAACCTCTTCGTCATCTCCTATAAATTCATACGCACTTTTAACGGTATAGACTGGTCCTTTTTTGTGCTGTGGCATGGAAACGATCTTTGAGTTTGGAACTAAATCCAAAAGAACATTTTTCACTTCTGTGTTTCTTACATGATTGTCGTTGCATATGAAAACAAAATCATCACTTGTTACGTCAAACATTTCAAGTATGTATTCTATTATTCTTTTTCCATTTACTCTTATAAGTGGCTTCGGATCTTTGTAGTTTTTTTCTACAAATCTGTTGCCTGTGCCGGCCATGGGTATGACAACTTTCATAAAAACTCCTTTTGCTCATTTGTCAAATTAGCAGAGTTCCAAACTGGGTTTAGCGTCTGTTGTTGTAGTTGTAGGTGTTGTTGTAGGTGTGGACGGGATTCCGATAGTAATCCTTTACTTTTGTCTCTGTCAATATTTACGATCAAAAATTTTTATTTGATTTTGTTTTGGATAAATTGTCAAATCAAGTCAAGTCAACATGCCGACAATTGGAAGGTATCCATAGGTCTGTACGAGTTTTATGGCTTGGGCATATATACAATTCCTGGAGGTAGAGATGCACAATCCTAGAATTATTTTTTCAATTCCAGCTCATGAGTGTTTTGAGTGTTTGGAAAAACAAATTGAAAATTTGATACTAAAAGTTCCCAATAGTTTTATTGTAATTTTTTTATCAGCCAACAACAATTTCCATCTAAATAAAAACTCCTTTTCTGGGTACGAGGATAAAGTTTTTTTAAATCCAGATTCAAAGCCTACATTCTGGCCGGATTGTTATTATCAGCACTATTCCAATTATAAGTTCATAAAAGACAAATTAGATTTTGATTATTGGTGTTTTGAAGCTAGCAATTCTATTTTAATAAAGGATGGTCTCAATGAATATTTGACTAAATATGACGCTTTGGCGAAGTCTGATAGGCTTTTTGGACCTACGCCGAATCAGACGAACTTCAGATCAATTTTAAAAGCAGAGAATTGGAATAGTTGGTGGAATAGATTACCTAAAGATGAAAGATTCATGAAACTTGTAAAAGATAACAAGTTTGAAATGTATAATGGCTTTACTGAAGGAATGGTTTTTAACAAACACATATTGTCAGAAATTTTTGATATTTTAGATTTTTATGAATGCAATGACTATAGAACTGACAATCCAAATTATTACCCTAGGGATGAGCTGTATTTTACTACTGTATTTTTCAGCAAATTTTCAGATTCAAAACATAACCACAATTATTGCAATGTAAATTTGAATGTTGATAATATAGAATTTACGATGAAATCATTTGAAGGATTTTATGCGGTAAAGCCCTGTCCGAGGGATGTGGACTCTAAAATTCATCTAATGCTATATGAAATGGCGGATGTTGGATTCGAAAAATACTTTTACAAGAAAAAAAACTATCAAATTGGTCAAAAAAAATTCTTTTTCACAAATGATTTTTTGGTAGGAAAAATATTTGAATACATGAACAAAAAAGAAAAACTAGGTGAAGTTAAATTTCTTCCGGGTGGAGAGATTGGTTTGTTTGATCGCAAAAATGAAACAAGATGGAAAATAGATGAACTTGGTGATTTGTATTTTTTGGACAACGATGGAGTGATAACGACTATATTCTATGCCAAAAAAGACCAGTTTTTTTATGGAGATTTTTGGCATAAAGGATTGAAAGAAGGTTACCAATGGCATATGTTGAAATCACATTGAAATTTATCAAACATGCCCCGTCCTGACAGGTTCGAGCGCGATATATATCTTTCTTAAATTTTGACACTTTTATATAATTATGATCAACTTTACATTTTGTGTTCTAGCTTGTGCCAAAAACGAAAAATACGCAAATAGATTAAAAGATTTTATAGACTCATATGGCTATAAAAATCTAAATAAGGAAATAAAAATAAAATTTGTTTACCTGGTGGAGGACGAAGATAAGCCATCTTTCATGAGCGACGAATCAGTGTGGTTTAAGTGTGCTGGGATGCCGATGAGCTGCAGGTTTTTGAAATATATCAAAGAAGTAAACGACGACTCCGAATGGGTTATGCAAGTAGATGATGATTCTAGTACCGACATAGACAAAACTGTTGAATTTTTGAATCAATACTACAACCATCAAGATTCAATGATGTTGATGGGAGGAAGAAACACAGATTTAGAACGTGTTCAACAAGCAATTGTCAGAACTATGAATGTTGGCAACTTCTTTTTTGGATCTAACGACATTTCAAAATTTGATACCCATCCGTTTTTTGTTCACGCATGGGAGCCGACAATAATATCAAAAGCCGCGGTCAAGGTTATTAAGCAGTGGTCAAGACTGAACGAGTATTTTGATTTGTGTTTGAAAAACAGACCTACATTCGGAGACCAAACGCCTTATGTTGCCGCAAAACTAGCAAAAGTTCCGATTGTAGAGTGCTCCTTCATGTCGCCTTTTAACAAACACATGGAATACAGCGCAATTAATTCAGGCGGTAGGTACTCACACATACATTATGTTACTGACAAGTGGAGTGGGTATAGTGACTTCAAGAATAAAATGATACGAGTTAAAAGAGGAGAGATACTAGATAAACCGCAACCTGCAAAAGAAGATTTGTGGCAATTTTTTGGTGGTACAAAAGGAAAGGAATCTTTTTATGGAAATTTTAAGTTAAACGATGATGGAACTTTAGGAATTTACAACAATGATAACGAGTTTTTCTGGGAGCGGGATGGCGATAAGATAGTTTTTCTAAACACAAGAAAAGAAAAAACATGTATTTTGAGCAAAATAAATGAAAATGAATATTCAGGAGAGTTTTTGCTAAATAAGAGTGTAAATCACAAGATAATAAAAACATGAGACTATTTGAAACAATGCCAGGACTTGCATACTCTGCGGTTGATGTCAGATGCTTATCTCATGATGGGTGCATTGTGGATTTAGGTTGTCTTTTTTGGGATTGGTCTAGATTCTTTATTGGCAAAAAAAGGGTAATAGGAGTTGATCCATATGAAAAAGAGATAGAAGGAACAGAATTGTACAAAGGAATTGTTTGCGATGAAACTAATAAAGTTAGCATGTCAAATAACGGCGTTTCTTCAAGCGTTTTTAATGGAGGCGATGATTTAGTTAATGCTTTAAGTTGGTCAGATTTTTGTAAAAAATTCAATGTAGAAAAAATATCAGTATTGAAAATAAATATTGAAGGTTCTGAATATAGATTGTTGCGGGCAATGAGTCAAGAAGATTTTGAAAAAATAGATCAGATAGCAGTAAGTTTTCATGATTGGATGAATCCGTCTTGGCGAAAAGATACTTTGGAATGCCTAAAAATTTTGGAAAAAAACGATTTTTCATTCGTAAAAATACATGAGCCTTATGGTTGGTATTTGGCAATAAAGAATAAGGAAATGAACGTGGACATAATTTTGGAAGCGTTGAAAAACAATTGGTTGTTTCGTAGAAAAATTCAAATCAAACATCCTGATATGTCAGGGGAACTCTATAGGCATTTCATGGGATTTTCCTGCGACTTGTCTGCCATTAAAAAATTGATTGACGAAAATCAATATGAAATTCAAGAATTGTACACAGATTGTTGTTTGTCAATTCTTGTTGGAAAATGGAATCCTGAACGAATAGCAGAAAATAAAATATCTGATAATAGGTCTGAATTACTTTACGAAATAGATTCAGACGCATCGGTCAATGTTGCAAAAATATTTTTCAAACATGCTTCTGGTGGCCATAGGCTTGACGTCTATCGAGTCGCAATTGAACATGAAGGCAAGGTCATATCCGAAGATGAACACCACGGATACGCGGGTTTAGGAGAAGACAAAAATTATTACAAAGTTGATTTTAAAGGCTTAAAAAATGTTACTTGTAGAGTTTGTTGCAACGCAATTATAGATGGAAATAAATTAGATGGATTTGGAAACATTTATTTTGCCAAATGGAGCAATTAATGATAATACATCAAATTTGGCTAGGTGATGCTGATAGAATTTTAAATCGCGACAAAATACTTATTGAGCAAAACAAAATATTTTGTGATCATTATTCGCATCATTACATATTTTGGTCTTATGACAAAATAGAGAAAGAACTTCTTCCCAATTTGATTTCAAATGAAAACATTGCCTTGTTGAGAAAGAAGTACTCAGAAATAAAAAGAAAAAAGTGCTACTCTGCATTTGTAGACATATTTAAAATAGCTGTGGTGTATTTTTATGGAGGAATGTATATTGATACAGATTATGAAATCATCACTAATGACTTCGCTAAAGATGTTCAACAAAGATGCGGACTTGACAAAATAGGAATAGTTCAGCATTATAATTGGGGCATCTATGCGGCAGGCTTGTACTACGCAGAATCAACTTTTCAAAATGAACACGTTAAAAACTTCATATATGGTTTGTTTGATTATTTCTTGTCATTGAAAGATATTAATGATGTGAATGTCGCGCTCACGGGTCCCGAGGGGATCAACAAAGTCATAAAAACGCATGAAGTGCCTCATGTTTCTCTTGGGAAAAAATACATGTCAATGCCCTATGGTGCGAATCCTGAAGACGACGGTTCTTGGATGGTTCCTTATAAAGACGCTTATCTCGTCCATTACTGGTCGGCCAGTTGGCATTAAAAAGAACAATTGAAATACTTTGTTCATGGCATAGCCGAATTGCAAAAATGGAAAATTTTGGCTAAGATAAGACAATGAAAGAAACCGTCCTCCGCATACAAAACTGCTACTCCTGGCTCTACTGCGAGAAGCCCGAGGTCTTGAGCGTTCTCCACGAGAACATGCGGTTCAGGGAGAGGGGCTACTTCCACAGCCGGCTCTACAAGCAGAAACTATGGGACGGGTACACGGAGTTCTTCAGCAAGAAGACGGGCAGGTTTCTCACGGGACTGCTCCCCGAGGTCAAGGCGGCCCTCGCCCACATCGGCGAGGAGTTCAGGGTTCTTGATGAGCGGGACGCGTTTGAATTCAAGTTCAATGAAATAGATGAGGAATTCCTCGGCAAGGACATAAAACTCTACGACTACCAGGTTGACTTGACCAACGCATTGATCAAATACAGGAGGGGCGTGATATGCGCGCCCACGGCGGCAGGGAAGACGGCCGTGATGGTCTCCATCATCAAGGCTCTCCCCGAGGGATGTCCCACACTCGTGCTTGCGAACAAGAAAAGCCTCGTGGAGCAGAACTACGATGAGATCGTCAAGTGGGGGTTTCAGAATGTCGGAAGACTCTACGGAAAGTACAACGATCCCGGAGTAATAACCTGTGCAACAGTGCAGTCCCTACATAAGATGGAGACTCTGCTTGACAAGGTGAAGGTTCTTATCGTGGATGAGATACACGAGAACATGAGCAAGGAGCCGAAGAAGTACTTCAACAAAATGAAGAGCTGCTGCGTCAGGGCCGCGGTCAGCGCGACACCCTTCAAATTCGGCGGAAAAGACCTGTGCCAGAAATGGCTGGTAAAGGGCTACTTCGGGCCGGCCTTCAAGTCGAAGAGTGCCGGAGGCGTGCTGACGACGAGCCATCTCCAAGAGCGGGGCATGCTGTCCAAGAGCAGGTGCGTTTTCTACCCGGTGAGGGAGCCGGATCTGAAGTACGAGATATACATTGATGCCGTGACCCGTGGAATAGCGGAGAACTGGCACTTTCATGAAATGATAAAGAACCTTGCCGACAGGCTGGAGGGGAGGACTCTGATCCTTGTGGAACGCATAGCCCAGGGCGACTCCCTCGCCTCGCTCATTCCCGGCTCCCTGTGGGTTCAGGGCAAGGATGACCTGGCGACCAGAAAGATGGTCATAGACAAGCTCAAGACCTCAAAGGAGAAGGTTATCGCGATAGGAACACAGCAAATAATGACCGCCGGAATCAATGTCATGACCCACAACGTGGTCAATGCGGCGGGCGGCCAGGCCGACCATCACATCATCCAGAGGGTGGGAAGAGGACTCAGGACGGCCGATGACAAGGATATTCTTAACTACTACGACTTCGTATTCCACAACAACGACTATCTCCTGGAACACAGCAAGAAGAGGATCAAGATTCTAAAAAAAGAGGGTCATGAAATAGTGATTCGCGAAGAGATAGACTTCTGATCGCGGCTCATATGAAAACAAAATCATCACTTGTTACGTCAAACATTTCAAGTATGTATTCTATTATTCTTTTTCCATTTGCTCTTATAAGTGGCTTCGGATCTTATATAATCATATTTCATTAATCCAATTCTTTCTAGTAGCAACTCCAATACCCAAATAAGATCCATTTACACTATCATATTGATCAGTAAACTCGTAAAAATCATGAGTATCCACATAACATTCTTTTACTTCGTTCCACCATTGTGTTACTCCAGGACAAGCATCACTTAAAATATCATGAAAAACTTGTATGTTACATTTATCTTTTGTTATTATTGAATCATTTTTAACTCCATCATAACTATGATCTCCATCAATAAAAATTAAATCAAAAAAATTACTTTCAATATATTTTTTAAATTCACTTGATGAAGAATTTATTTTTTTAAAAGAAGCATTATCATTAAATTCTACATATTCTTGCAATAGATTACATGAATCAATAATGTCTACAGAAACAGATTCACTAAAGTTAAAATTTAATCTATTAAGATATTCTGTGGTTAATATAAAAGTACCACCAAATCTACATCCAATTTCCAAATAAGAATTTATTTTTTTAGATGACAAGTATTTTAAATATTTTGAAAATTGATTTGGATATTGCCAGATACGTAAACCAAATCCTTTACCATAATAATCATATAATTCTTTAGGTTGTTCAGATAAAAGTTCATTATTCAACCCAAATTTTAAGATTAATTCATTTTCTATAAATGATTCATCTTTGAGTTTTTTTATAGTTATTTTTTCAAAATAACTCCTAACTTCATTAAATATTACCATTTAAAATCTCCACCATATTCTGAACTTCTTTCAAAAATATTCGCCAAAATAAACCAAAATAAATTTCATAGTAATCCTTTACTTTTGTCTATATTCTGTCAATATTTACGATCAAAAATTTTTATTTTATGTTGTTTTGGATAAATTGTCAAATCAAGTCAAGTCAACATGCCGACAATTGAAAGGTATCTGTAGGTCTGGACGAGCTTTATGGCTTGGGCATATATACAATTCCCGGAGGTAGAGATATATAGCCTTTATGGATACCTTCATACAGTGGCTAGAGAACAGCGGCGACATATTCGGCTTCGAAGGAAAAAGGCACGAGAAGCCCAGTGAGGTCAATGAAGACCCGATAATCCCCGTGGATGCAGGGGTCATCATAGAGACCATGCTCGGCACCGACATTGGGGGTCGCAAGGCGTTCTCCGACTACCCCGCCCAGATACAGTGGGGAAGGGAGCCGGGCGCGATGCAGATGGTCATAACCCCGCTGGGATCCTTCAAAAGCATCGTCAGGAAACTCTTGACAAACCTCAAGGGTGAGAGCGTATGGGCCTGCAAGAAGATCATACCCTACAAGGATATCATGCGTTCCAACGACAGATTTGACGAGGCTTTTGCCATGGATCTGTTCGAGCAGATTGAAGAGATAAGCAAGGGCGAGATGGAGGCTCCAGTCTTGGACTATGACGGACTTGAGTCATTGACGCTCAAGGTGGCCAACAGGTGCGTCAGGAATGATGTCCTGCCCGAGATATTCGTGTTCAGGGGCGTCCGCGCAATAAAGAAGAACGAGAACTACGTAATCTTCTTCGAGCCGAGGGGTCATGGGGTGGAGGCTCCGGGATCGGCAAGACTAGAACAGTTCATGATAGACATGAGCTACGACGGAAAGACGGGAATGGTCAGGAGCTTCGGTCACGACGTGCAGTCTCCCACGAAGGGCCACGTCTGGTATCCGCAGCCGTCCGAGTGGGACGAGTACTTCTCTCCGACCCAGGAAAAGAACGAGATAACCGACGCCATATCATCGGCGTTCAGGACATACTGACATGACTTTCAAGCAGTACCTCAATGAGATCGCGGGAACTTTCGCAATGGTGTCGTGCAAGGACATGGAAAACCCCAATTTTCAGGTCTGGGGGGCGATGTCTGATCTCAAATGCCGGAAAGGCAGGAGCTCAATTCCTAAAATGAAACTCAACGGAGACAAGGAGAATTCCAATGGCAAAGCCCACAAAAAGCAATGATACCAACCTCAGGAAGGCAATAGTGGACATTGCCAAGGAGCTGGAGTCTGTGTTCAAGAAATACAGCAGGCAGACAAGAACCAAGGCGTGGGAGAGGCTGACCGGCAAGGAAGGCGAAAAAGAGGTCAGAAAGATACTCAATGACCCGACTCGTCCCATAAACACTTTTCAGAAATTGGCCACAAAAAACGAAACTGTGACGAAATTTGGGGAGTGGATCAAAGAGCGAACCAACGGCTAGTCGATCGGGCCGGGACATTGCCCGCCCGGTTGGATAACTCTTCTGGGGTGACCCGTCTAGAATCATTAACAAGCCTCGGCGTTTGGGCAAATAGCGGCAGGGCACGATTCGCAACCGGGGCAATTACCAATCTCGCAGTCGGGAGCGCAGTCCGTTGGCGGGTTCGCGCAGTCACAATCATAAATTTGCACTCCAGAGGTTAGAAGGCCTCCGCACGCAACGGTAAGTGTTTGGCCTAATACGACACTTGGAGATACAGTTGTATTTGTCCACATAATGTCCACGGAAGCCCCAACACACACTGTAAGTGTGGAGCGGTATGTGTAGTCTGCTGTCCCGTTTGAAAAGACTGTTCCAGTCAGAAGTTCACGTCCAGTACCGAGTTCTGGCGCGCCTGGGACGTTCTCTGTTATGGTGAAGGGCAAGCCCGTGCCGTTTAAAAGTGGCGGACAGCCGACGCCGGCGTCTGAATTTCCAGAAGTCCATTGTCTTACTCTCAATCGCACACGTATTTGACACTTTGGACAGTCAGTCGGCGGTGGCGGCTTGTCCAACAGAGAAAATAAAACATCCTTGTTCTTGGTATTTTTTATTTCTCCAAGTCGCATTATTTCTAGTCTTCCACGATGAATCTGAATTCAAATATGTCGGTTATTTTGGATATTTCCCCCCTCTGCCCTTCGGGGATTTCTTCCGAGGAAATGATATCAATCGTATTTAGGCCGCATCTGACTTGTTTTATGCATTTGGAATTAATTTTTACTATTCTGCATTTAAGGTCTTGCAGACATGTCCCTTTCATTGAAAACGGCCTGTTTTCTAGGAATTCAAATTCTCTGTAGAGTCTGCCGCACTCGCACCTTTTGTAGGACTTTGATATTGAACACATGTCTCCATTCCAGTATCTGACAAAAGGAGAAGGAATTGAGAAATAGTCGGTGCTAATCAGTTTCCCGTCCGCCTCCTCGCACCAGGACAGATTGTCAAGAAGGTGGTAGTTTTTGTACTTGCATGTGAAAAAAGTCGCTCCTCCATCCCAGCACCTCATGTGATCGCAGACATGATCTGCTCGGCCTTCCATGAGGTAGGCCGCATCCTCCTGAAGAAGTCTTTCATTGCTGTTGCTTAGCAGGCCGCATATTTTATCGCTTATGTTCATCTTTCTCATGTAGTGGCACATGGAGTTGGTTGCGGGTCCGGGGGCGAAAATGACATCAATTCTGTATTCTAGAAGATGGCTGATTAGATTGACGAAGAAATCACGGTGGTTGCCCTCAAAGGCCTTGAAGTTCACGTAATGGACTTCGGCCTTTCTTGATGTTCCATGGTGTTCCATGAAGTTGGCGGAGTCGTCCCGCACAGTGATTAATTTTTTAGGATCGTACTGATTGCTGTTGAAGAAATAGAGTATTTTTGGTCTTTTTGGCACATCAAATTCATCCATTATTAGATCGTAGTGGTTCGATCCCTCTATGAAATAAAGGAAAGGCTCCCATCTCATGTATCCAAAAGGAATTCCTGTGGTGCTTCCGCTGGTCGTCATTGGTTGCGCCTCGTCCGTCGCCGATTTGACATACCACAGGTTTTTGTCCAAAAGATCTGCCTTTGATACAAAGTTCCTTTTTTTTGAATAAACGGGACTCATTTTTTGAGCCCACGCCTCTATGTTTATCTTCAGTATCCCCGTGGTCTCTAGTACTAGTTCTTCTTCCTCAAAAAGCAGATCGCGACAGAATGGCTTGTACTCATGGAGCATCTCCCTGGAAGGAAGCGAAGCATTCCTCCATTTGTATATGAATTCTTTTAGAGCCTGTGTATTCCGCATCCTTCACGCACATAGAAGTTAAGGGTGACTTTTCCGGTGTGTCTCCATGAGACATCCTTCCATCTGGATACTATGTCCCAGTCGTTGCATTTTGGAACGAACCTCCAGCCACCGTATCTATGTATGAGGTGCCTTTTGTGCATCATCTCGCTTGTGTCTATGTGGCCGGCGGCCGGCATGGCGATATGCACTCTTTCTCCTATCACCTTCATTTCGTGGTCGTATAGTCTTGTACCGGTGTATGCCATGTCAACATCGCCGTATTTCATTAGTGAATAGAGCGATTCAAGGTGATCCGGTTCGTACCAGTTGTCATCGTCGAGGTAGCTGATGAGATCGTTGTCTGTGTTGAGGATCGCGAAGTTTCTCGGACCCCATCCTGCAGCTCCGCAGTTGACGGGAAGGTTGAAAAAACGGAACCTCTTGTCTTTTATTGACATGCAGAAGTCCACGGCAGACCTGCAATTTTCGCATTCCCTGCAGGTGTTAAGATCGCAGGCGGTTCTGCATCCGTCTTTGACGATCATGCAGTCGAAATTGGAATGAGTCTGCTCCATCAGTGATGCTACGGATCTCTTCAACCACTCTATTTTGGAGTGGTATGTGGGTAGACAAACCAAAACCCTATCGGACTTTCCATGTCCAGACATCTGCCTCCTTGCAGCGGCACCCGCCATGGCGGATTTACCTGCATTATTTACGCATGAAAGGCCTCATGATTTGGGTGTTTTGGAAAAAAATCTGTTCAAATGACTATTGCGGGCTATAGATATAAAACATGCCAATCGCTCTTGCCGGATTGATGTTTGTACTGATGACTTCGTTCTCTTATTCGGGAACAATCGACCCTTCAGTCCCCGATTCAAAGCATGTGGAGTATGGAAAGCAATTCGTCCATGTCGTAAAGATCAAGGGCGTGTGCAACTGCAGGAAGAGAGACAGCGAGCATGACTTCCGTGCGAGTGCAGTAATAATTTCTCCCCACTGGGCGATGACCGCCGCTCATGTTGTCAGTTCCGCTGATGACGTGGTGATTGTGAAGGGCGGAAAAGAGCACAAGATAAGCAAGGTCAAAATCCATAAGGATTTCGACAAGGACAAAGTTGGACACAACGACATAGCCCTGTGCCATTCCGAAGAGGATTTCGGAATGGCTTTCTATCCGGAGATGTATGTCCGCGATGACGAGGCGGGAAAGATTGCGGCCATATGCGGATATGGAATCACCGGCACATTTTCCACGGGAGCAGTCAAGTCAGACGATCTAAAAAGGGCGGGTTCCAATGTGATTGAAAGAACAGAAAGGAACTGTCTCATATGCAAAAATCAAGGGGGCAGGAAAACCGAACTTGAATTCATGATCGCCAGTGGTGACAGCGGAGGCGGACTTTTCATAGACGGCAAGCTGGCGGGGATAAACTCGTTCGTCATGGCGGACGATGGAAAGCCAAACTCCGACTACGGCGACGAATGCGCCCACACGAGGGTGAGCCTCTATGCAGATTGGATTAAAGAAGCAATGGGGGAGGATTGAACAAGGTTTTCTTCAAGAAATGGATGCTTTCAAGGCCTAATGTAAAGTATGTGGGCAAGGTCGCCGTGTTCTGCTTGCCTGCGGACAAGCTCAGCGAAGAAGTGAGATCAAAAATTCACGACTTTCTCGTATCCAACTACAGCGCATACACGCACGAATCCAGTGATATAGAGGGGTATTGGGCAGGGAAAGGAAACCTTGTGAGGGATGCCCACGAAAGATACGAGGTCTCGTTCAACGGAGACGAAAACTTCAAGAGGTTTGTGGATTTCCTTTCGGAAATCTGCGCCATGATCCGGGAGGATTCTATATATCTGACAATCGCCGACGAGTCCTACCTCGTCATGGGTCAATAGTGATATACATTGTTTCAGGGGGATCCTTGAAAACGAGCCTCATGTACCCGCATACCCAAGCCTTTCTCCTTTGAGGCCCAGAAGTTATCTCGTACATCCAGCCATCCATGAACTTCTCAAGATAACTTGCGGAAGCGTCGCATTCCAACGAGGGTTCATGGGAGAATTGCAGCATGAAGTCTCCATCAATGCCCTTTCTTTTTGCGCCCTCTATAAGAAAGGAATCTACGCCGGTGACATTGGGCGGAAGAACCATGCGGACGAAATCGGGAGGCGAAAGATCGTATGTCCAACCTCCGTAATCCAGAAAGAGTTTTCCTTTTCTCTTGATAACCTTGAATTTCAATGATTTTTCAGGAATATTCATGGACGAAAAGTTCCTTAAAAAGCAACTCCACATACGGACTTATGGAAGAGCGGTAGTAGACCTTGTCAAAATCCAAGGAATCTAGGTCTCCAAAAATGCGAGACATCCAGGGAGAAAGCACGGCGTAGAAAGGAGAAACCTCTCCGGTTCCTATCCATGTTTTCATCTTATCCATGTTCAGTTCCATGGGTTTAAATTCTAAAAGGCTCCTTTTTTCAAAAAATTCATATGTCGCCTTTATTTCGGAAATTATCTTGGATGATTTCGTTGAAATGTCAGATTCCTTCGAAGTCAAAACCCGCTCAAGTTTTCTTCTGTACCTGTACCGCCAGAGTTTCCATCTCTTCCATGCCTTCTCACCCACAAGGCAGTGGGGTTCTATGAGGGCGTGAACCTCTCCCTCCTTGATTGCCTTCAAAATCTGAAGTTGAGCACGGATGTATAGGCATATCTCATTGTCTTGCAAGATTCCTTTCATTTCTTTTGCAAGTTTATAGCAGTACTTAAAAAGCGTGGACTTTCTGGGGTCTGTATTGGCCTTGAGCTTGACAAACTGCTCTTTTGGCAGTTCCCTTCTGCACTCATCCTGCCATATGAGGGCTATCTTGTAGGCCTTGGCCTCCAAGTCCGTCATCTTGTACTTAATTATAAGCTCAAGTTCCTTCATTTTTTCTCTATTGCAGAAGTTTTCAAGTCTAGTTATGATTCCAGCATGCGAAAGATCATCCACTAACTATCATAACCTAATAACCTGAAACTTTCAACGTTTTCGTGGGATGAAATTTCGCAAGAGTAAATGTTTGGCATTCCCGTATTTCGGTACGGGCGGCCGGGTTAAAAACTCCCCGGCAGTTCGAAGCCTTGCGCTGAGACGCGTGTATGACTGAGGGGCTGAATCGTTTGGATGAAAGACTTTTATTGTAGTGAGAGCTGCATTTTTCCGTGTAACCCGATACTAGTTGATGTATCACGGGGCCTGGGTCACGGTCCGCAATGGAGACAGATCAAAAAGTCAGTTTAGTCCGGATAGAGGAACGGTAAAGGTATAGCCAGACAGCGGTATTGTTGAACTCAAAAAGAAGGCAAGGATATAAGAACTAGGCAATTGGATCACTCTAATTAACTAGTTCTTATATAAGGGTCTCCTGAGGGAAGGCCCCCTTTCTAGACACACTAAATAAAGGAATATAAATGAACGATAAAAGCAGAAGACTTGAGGATTTGACTGGAAAGAGACTTAAGCCAAGGAAGGAGAACAACAGGAGGCTTCGCAGGAACATCAGAAGGATCGCAGAAAGAAAGGGAATAACCTACAAGGAGGCCATACTCAAGTTCTACAAGGTTCACAGCTATAAGGAACTAGATAAGAATCTTATTTATTCGCTTAACAAAGGCAAGTAAATCTGTTAGAATCTATTAGATGAGCGTGTTTTCCGAAATACTCCCGAGGATAAAGGGGCAGGACGTATATTTATATCTCTCCAAGGAGAACCCGGATTGGCAAAACCACAAGCAGGATGTCAGCCTTGTGGTTCATTTCGGAGGCAAGAGGGTCACGCTCCCCCTAGGCGACTCTTCTGACCTTAACTACCTCGTCTCCTCGCTCTACCACTTCCTGGACAAGGACAGGCTCGTTATTGCGTGGAGAGCCAAGGAAATCTTCTCCTACCTCAAGGGTCGTACGGAGATGAGCCTGGAAGTACATAACCAGGTCTATGACCTCTCCCTCATCTCGTCATATCTCGGATCATCCCCTTTGCGTCCCGAAAACTTCAGGGATGCGGTCTCGCTGCTGAAGAGGCTGATGTCCGATCCGCTCTGGAAGAAATTTTCACCATACTACTCCGCCATACAAGTTCCCATGTTATCGTCGATACTTCCCGAAATGGAGACGGGATGCATTGTCGATAACAAGAGGAAGAAGTGCGTGTATCCGACCTATGTGATGGAGGGCCAGGCCAACGGAAGACTCAGCACCACCAAGGTCAATTCGTCCTCCTACAACCCCCATTCCATAGGCAAGGAAGAGAAGTCGAATCTCCGTCCTAGTGGCTACGACGAGGCATTTGTCTGCTACGACTACAGGAACATGGAGGTGGCCGTCCTGCAGTGGCTGTCGGGCGACCCAGCCCTGGCGTCAATCCTGGAATCGGGCAAGGATCTCTACAAGGAGATATGGCGTAAGATCACAAGGCAGGATCCCACCGACGCCCATAGAAAAATATGCAAGAACACATTTCTTCCGGTCGTTTTCGGACAGGGCAAGGCGTCTCTGGCCAAAAATCTGGGATCATCGGAAAAAATTGCTGCCAAGCTCATAAATAGCCTCGTCGATACCTTTCCCGTTGCTTTCGACTGGGTCAATGCCCAGTCACCCGACAGCAACAACACGGCAACTGATGTTTTTGGCCGCAGAAGAACTTTTGACGGACACGAACTGTACAAAATTAAAAATTTTTGTATCCAGTCGCCAGCGAGCATGATTTGTTTGAGAAAACTTGTGAAATTGCACGATGCCCTGGCTAGTAAGGCCAGCATCGGTTTTCATGTGCATGACGGATATTGCGTAATTTGCCATAAAAAGAACCTTGTTTCCACCTGCGAACTCGGAGCGAGTGTCCTCGAGGAGGAGGATGAAATGTTCCCCGGCCTATTACTCAAGACCACATGCAAGTTCGGACAAAATCTCAATGATTTAGAAACTTTTACCAAGAGGATAAAGATATGAAGATGATTCAGGATTCCTTCCCCGTCACCGAAGAGGAGTATCTTCTTCTGGACGGCAAGTTCGGCGAACTCTGCGAATACCAGGCCTGGCAGCTTATAAAAAAGAACACCAGGAACAACCACACGGACGCTCAGGAGGACATCGCGCAGGACATGCGGATCGCCCTCCTCCGCGCGGCCTCGTACTACAAGAGGCAGTGCTACATCGAGGAGTGCCTTGATAAATGCGAGAAGCATGTCAAGGACGCGGTAATCAAGAGCGTCCTGAAGCAGCTTCAGAACCTGTGGGAGAACAAGACGAGGCACGGCGCGAACAAGCAGAAGTTCGGCCCGCATCAGGAAAAGATGCTTGAAAAGCTCGTAAAATCCCTCGTCCCTTCCAAGGAGAGGCCGAACAGGAAGGCTTCTTTGAGGATAGACACGAAGTTCATCACCTACTGCAAGGCGATAACATGGAATGCGCAAAAGTCGCTCGGCAAGAGGATAACTAGGGAGAAGTCAATCAGGACCGGGATGGTCTCCCTGTCCGAATACGACTACCTAGGCGGAAATTAATGTCAAAAATCTGTGTTGTCCAATTTTATACTTCCAATGTTTCCTACGGTAGTTTTGCCGAGGAGATAAACAGAAAATATTGCGAAGCACAGGGATATGACTATTTCATTGAAAAGGATGACGAGAAGCTGAAATCTATGGCGGAAGGCCGGGCCTTCACATGGATAAAGCCTAAGTTGATAGGCGAGGTCATAGGCAAGTACGACCACGTCTTGTTCATGGATATTGACGCCATATTCTCCAATCAAGAAATGAGGATAGAGGAGTTCTTAGATTCCGGCTACGATCTGATCGCCGCCGAAGACTACAGCCGTCATTCCAAGATGAATGCCGGGGTGCTACTTTTCAGCAATTCATCTTGGACTTCTGATTTTTTGAGAAAATGGTGGGAGTCAGGCGATAATTTGAAAGGTTCGGACATTGCTGAACTGGGAACAAACAATGATCAGCCTGGGTATTTCAAGCATGGCTATTGGCATGATCAATCCTGCTTGTCTTATTTGTACTTGAATGGATATGGCGACCGCATCAAGGTAATCAGCAACAGAAGTTTCAACTGGCGGGAATACAACCAAGACAATTTCATTTTTCACGCATTCGCCAGGGGGCACAGGCGAAACAGGTCTTTGGACACGATACACGCCAAAATTTTTGGCACAAAGATAAATCCGGAAGAGATGACGCTTGCGCAGTTGGCAGAGTTTTACGGCACCGATAAAGAGTATGAGCATCGCTATGTCACCAACCACTATGAAAGAATATTTGCGTTCTATAGAAAAAAGGCAAAAAGGTTTTGTGAGATAGGAATTGCAGACGGGGTTTCACTCATGATGTTCCGCGATTATTTTTCTGAAGCCACTATAGTGGGATGCGATCTTGTGGACAAATCAATAGAAGAAGATAGGGTTTTCGTCGTAAAAATGAATCAGTCCGTAGATGCTGAAATTGATTCATTTTGTGAGTCACAGGATGACTTTGACATTATATTGGACGACGGATCGCACAAGATGAGGGATCAGCAGGTCACATTTTCAAAGCTTTTCAGAAAGCTCAATCCGGGCGGGCTGTTTATCATTGAGGATCTGCACACAAGCACGGAGGCCCGCATGCCCGAGAAATCTGTATACAACTGGGGCGATCCTGAAAAGACCACCACTTTGGAGATGTTGGAAAACTTCATGTCTTCCGGAAAAATAAAGTCCGACTACCTCACTGAAGAAGAATCCAGATATTTGGAGGAAAACATAGAATCTTGTGAGGTTTTGAAAAAAGATAGTCATTACTTCAGCATAACTTCTGTTTTGAAGAAAAAGTCTATGTCTGTTGATTTTGACAAGACAAAGGCTTCCGAAAAAAATTTTGAAAAGCCAAAGATACTATTTCTTGCGTACACAAGCAAGAAATACAAGGGACATGGCATAGAAATTGATAGGTCTGATCTTACAAGAAAAATGTCATGCATGGAGACATGGGTTCCTAGGATAGAGGCCCTAGGACATGAAGTTATTTTTTTTGATGGAGGAAATGACAATCAATTCTTTGACAAAAAGAATAAAACACTGCATCTTATTTCAAATGAATCTTACGATTATCACCATCTCAAAGAAATTGGGTTTGGTTCTCTCATGCTAGAACGCTTAAAGGAGGCCATCTCCTGGTGTCTTGAAAACAGGGATTTTGATTACATATTCAGGACTGATGACGGCTCTTATCTGAATGCGTGGAAGTTGGGAGATTTTTTAGAAGAGCTGAAGAGCGAGCCAGGTGCGGTATTTTCTTCTGCGGGCGGAGGAGGTGCGGGCATTGCCTTTTCTAGAAAAACTTGTGAACTTTTGGCTTCATATGAAAACAAATCAAAGATACACATAGAAGATGTTGCTATTTTTAAGTTTTTTACCGACCTAGGCATCAACGGGATTTCAAGTTCAATTCTTTGGCCCAATTATGTTCTGGGAGAAAAATTCTTTAGTTTTCACTACACAAATGGAAAAAGACAGTACTTCGCAGACGATGTCATTTCTTACTACAACAATGGAATTCCCATAAGAAGAAAAGTTATGATAAACTTTCCTTTTGACTTAATGGAAAATGAATTTCACTATTTGCCAATAAAAACATGGGATTTTGAGAATTCAGAAAAAACTCCAATTTGGTATTCATTTGAAAAAGACGATCAAAATTGGGAGTATATTGGAAACTACGCCCGATCAGGCCTCTGTGTCAATCAACAATGCCCTTTTGGAATCAAATCCATAAATGAACTTGCTTTTTGGAATGTAAGCTTTGATACTTCTTTAATTCATGAGGAAAGAATTTTCATGGATTATGTTGAATCCGTGATGGACAAAGGAGTTTTGTATTTCAATCTTACTGAAGATTTCACTCAAAGGTTGGGCGAAAATACAAAGCCATTTGGATTCGCAGATGTGAACATTGAGAGTTATATTGGTGGGGTTGAATCCTATATGGATGTTTTAGAAGTAGACCACAACTCGGACTTCAATCCCACATTCAAGCTTTCAGGCAAGGTTACAACAATAAAGGCCAAAAAAAGATGATGGCTATTGTATTTTATTGCTTTATGATCAATGACTGGGAGCCACGATTCCTCAGGCAGATCAAAAGAATATTGTCTTCGGGACTCTATGAAGAAGCCGTTGAAATTCATCTTTTTGCTTGTGATACAACCGATGAAAAAAAAATCAATCTAGATCGGATAATTTGTGATTTACCAAAAATAGAATTGCACTATACAAACATTAATCACGGGGGGGAATATCTTGCCTTGCTGAAGATAGACGAATTCAGAAATAAAAGTAACTTCAAAATACTTTACTTTCACACTAAAGGAGTTTACAACAAATATAAGAATTTTGTAACCAATGAATTGGATAATTTGAAAATAGAATCTATAAATTGTTGGGTGGAAATGATGGAGTACTTTTTATTGGACAATTGGAAATCTTGCTCCGGAAAACTTGGAGAATATGATACGGTGGGGGTTTCTAACTTTAATGGGTGGTGGTGGGGCAATTTTTGGTGGACTACATCGGAACACATAAGGAACTTGGCACCCCTCGGTCAGTACTACCACGACAGATGGTCTGCGGAGGCTTGGTTGCACGATTCGCATTCTGACAAACAAGCCATCAAGTTTTATGAATTCAAACGCATGGAATACGATCCCCATTATTCGCGACTGCCCAAGTACTTGTATGACGGAACAAATGTCAAGGGCATCAAGTTTGAGATAGATGAGGCAAAATATGGCTGGTTTTCAGAACAGAGAGACGAAGGCTCCCCTTTTTTGTCCAATTCGTCAATTATAGAAGATGTGACTGAAAGAGTTCGTGAAATCATCATGCAAAATAATGGAAAAGTAGAAATTATGCCTATTATGTTTATGGGTGTGAGAGATGTTGCCCCCGGGCGAGAGAAAATACTCAGGATAAAGTTCAGAACGAATATAGACCCAGAGAACGAATATGTTATATCTTCTTTTAGAGACTGGAAAATAACACTATGAGACTAAGTGAAATTGCAAAAAAATACCCGACCGACAAGGACTTCACCCACAACTATTACGAGACAGCATACGAGTCTGCTTTGAGTTCTATAAGAGAAGGGGTCAAGTTTGTCTGTGAGATAGGCATAGGGGGCTTCTGGAATGAAGCGGGATGGGTTCACGGAAACTCTCTCAAGGTTTGGAGGGACTACTTTCCGAACGCCGATATTCTTGGATTGGACATAAAAGAATATCAGATAGAAGACCTGGGCAGAATAAGGACGGGCTGGCTGGATCAGTCCAAGAAGGATCTGGTGGTGGATTACGCGTCAAAACTGAAGGACTACGATCTGATAGTGGACGACGGATCGCACAATATATACGACCAGCAGATCACGCTGGCCTATTTTTTCAAATGCCTCAAGCCGGGGGGCATATACATACTGGAAGACCTCCACAGCAGCATAGAGGTCAATGACCTTGAGAAGGCGAAGTTATGGGGCTGGGGAGAGGCCGGGCACATAACTCCGCTTCAGATGCTGGAGCATCATATCGGCACCAAAGAAATAATCAGCGATTATTTGGATGAGGGCGAAAAGCAGTATCTGGAGCAGAGCATAGACAAAATAGAGGTGTTTCACATAGGGCCCACTAGCATCACATCAATAATTAGAAAGAAGATTTGATGCCGATCAATTTCGCATCAAACAACGCCCGGAGGCACTATGAGGAAAGCCTCTCCCCCAAAGTCAGGGCCAGAAACACTATTCTGAAATTAGGATTAATTATATGAACAATAATGTGACCATAGTTACGGGTCTCTGGGATCTAGGCAGAGGGGACATAGACGGCTGGGCCAAGAGGGACTTCTCCCATTACAAGGACAAGTTTTTTGAGCTTTTGAAGTGCGACGCGCAGATGTGCGTCTGGATTCCCGAAATCCTCAGGCGCGAGGTAGAGGAGATCAGAGGTGACAAGCCGACAAAAATATTCATCAAGAACAATTCCGACTTTGATACGTGGAACCCATTCTTCAGAAGGATGCAGGAAATAAGAAACGATCCTTCATGGAGGAATTCTGCGGGCTGGCTTGCCGAATCACCCCAGGCGGCCCTGGAATACTACAACGCGATGATGTTCACGAAGATGTTCATGATCAATGATTCGGCGATTACCAATCCGTTCTCGAGCGAGTATTTCTTCTGGATGGACGGAGGATTGACAAATACTGTGAACGCGGGGTATTTCCTCCACGACATGGTTCTTGACAATCTGGATAGATATGTTCTGAAGAACGGCGGCAAGTTCGTCTTCATCTCCTATCCTTACGATGGCAACGACGAAATCCATGGATTTGAACGTAAGGCCATGGCTCGGTACTGCGATGTGGATTTCGTCAATTATGTCTGCCGTGGCGGGTTCTTCGGCGGATCCAAGGAGAAAGTCCACGCCTTCAACGACCTTCATTACGGCGTCATGAAGTCCACATTGAATGAAGGCCTCATGGGAGCCGACGAGTGCATTTTCACAATCCTCGCCCACAGGAATCCTGAAATAACTCATAGGTTTGAAATATCGGGCGACGGCCTCGTGTGGCCTTTCTTTGAGAATCTGAAGGAGTTCACGGAGGATAAGATGAGGCATGATCCCTCGTTCTCCGACCCGGACAACACCGCAATATATGTGATAACTTTCAATAGTCCTTCACAATTTGAGGCTCTCCTGCAGAGCATGGAGACCTACGACAATGACTTTATAACTAAACCGAGGCGGAAGTATCTGTTGGACAACTCCTCCGATCTCTCCACCACCGAGAGATACAGTTCCGTCTGTGAAAAATACGGCTACGAGCACATAAAGAAGGACAATCTAGGAATATGCGGAGGCAGGCAGTTCATTGCCGAACACGCGGAGGAGAACGGTTTTGATTTCTATATGTTTTTTGAAGACGACATGTTCTTTTACTCGGGGCCGGATCAGTACTGCAAGAGCGGGTTCAGAAGAAAAGTCGCAGGCTTGTACAAGAACTCCATAAACATCATAAGGGAAAACGGCTTTGACTTTCTCAAGTTGTCTTTCACGGAGTTCTACGGCGACAACGGAACACAGTGGTCTTGGTACAACATACCGCAGGATGTGAGGGGGAGGCATTTCCCCGAAAAGACCAAGCTCCCCGTCATGGGAACCGATCCGAACGCGCCGAGGACTAAATTTGGAAGCATAAGAGTTTTAAATGGAATTCCTTACATAGATGGAGAGATATACTACTGCAACTGGCCCCAGGTCGTAAGCCGAAGCGGCAACAAAAAGATGTTCCTCACCGAACGATGGTCTCATCCCTATGAGGGAACATGGATGTCATATATTTTCCAGGAGACAAAGAAGGGCAACATCCTCCCTGGCCTCCTCTTGGCTTCTCCCACACAGCACGAACGCAGAGATTTCTATGACGGAAAATTGAGGAAGGAGTCTTAGTCCCAATGTTCTGTTCCGTCTTCTTTGAAGTAGTGAAGCACCCAACCATTCGTTGAATAATACTTCCTGTCCAACTTGATTTTGCCGTTGTGGATTTTTCTATGACACACGGCGCATGTGGTCACTGTATTTAATTCCACGTATTCGCCTCCGAGTTCTCCCGGGACTATCCTGTGGACATCCAGGGTGCAGTAGTCGTCCTCCCCGCAGAAGTGGCACTTCTTGTCCGACTTCTTTTTGATGGCCTTGTTGATCAGTCTTTTCTTTCTAGGCATTGCATGATAAGATAGTAGAAACCCATGGATTGCCCTGATGCGAATTGAAAACGAGATCAAGTTGGATTATTCTGATGTTCTCATCTGCCCGAAGAGATCCGAATCCCCCAGCAGGAAGAATGTAAGCCTTCACCAGAAGTTCAGGTTTCTGAACTCCGGAGCGGACTGGGAGGGGGTTCCGATAGTCGCCGCGAACATGTCCACGGTCGGGACTTTCGCCATGGCAAAGGCTCTCGCGGAATACGATATGCCGGTGTGCCTTCACAAGCACTACTCGGTAGCGCAGCTATCGGAGTTCTTTGAGAACAACGAGGCGTTCTACACGCTCGGCATAAAGGACGAGGATTTTGAAAAACTGGAGGACTTCAGGGGCAGGCGCGGGGATCCCAAATATGTTTGCCTTGATGTGGCCAACGGCTACACGAGGTTCTTTGTGGAGAGGTGCAAGAGGCTCCGGGGAGCCCTTCCGAAAAGTGTTCTGATGGCGGGCAACGTATGCACGCCCGAGATGGTGCAGGAACTACTGCTTTCCGGCGGGGTCGACATCGTCAAGATAGGAATAGGCCCCGGCTCCGCATGCACCACTAGAATTGTAACTGGTGTGGGATTCCCGCAGCTCAGCGCATGCCTTGAATGCGCAGATGCGGCCCACGGCCTCAGGGGACACATTGTCGCGGACGGAGGATGCACAACGCCGGGCGACGTCGCCAAGGCCTTCGGTGCTGGCGCCGACTTCGTGATGCTCGGAGGAATGCTGAGCGGACACGACGAGTGCGAGGGGGACTGGGAACTTGACGAGTCCGGCAACAGGAAATTCTTCAGGTTCTACGGAATGAGCAGCAATGAGGCCATGGAGAAGTTCAACGGCGGGAAGGCGAGGTACAGGGCCAGCGAGGGGAGAAGCGCTAAAATCCCGTACGGGGGTCCGGTGAAGTCCGCCGTTGAGGAGATTCTCGGAGGCTTGAGGAGTGCCTGCACCTATGTGGGAACCGAAAACCTGAAGGACTTGAGCAAGTGCTGCAAATTTGTTAGAGTGAACAACACCCACAATAGAATATTTGAGAACTGAATCGGACGCGACTAGGTTACGATATGCATGAATTAGAAGACGAACCTCTGTCGGACGTCGAGCAGGCGGAACTCGATAAACTCACCAATCCGGATGAAAATCCCGACGAAAAGTACAAGTGGGACGAGGAATTTCAAAGGACGATAATCGGACTTCTTCTCAACGACAGGTGGTTTGCGACCCAGTGCCGGGACCTCATAAAGTCTTCTTATTTCGTGGACGAACGGCACCAACTTGTCTGCCGGATACTTTTTGATCACATAGATTCTTACAAGGCGATTCCTTCGAAGACTCTCGTGATGCAGGATGTGAAGGACAAGACCGCAAACAAGGACGAGCAGTCTAAATTTCATTACACCGCAGAGATAGAACTGATATACAAAAAGTATGTCCCGGGACTTGACACAAGAGAGGCCTTTCTCGCCAAGATAATAAACTTTGCCAAGCTGATGGCTCTAAAGGTCGCCTTTGATCAGTCCCTCGGCCTCATAAAGAGGGATCCCGAAAGCGAGGATACGTGGATAAAGATCCAGGATGTCCTCAAAGGCGCCCTTCTTGTGGACAGGAACTTCGAGTTGGGTCTGAACTACTTCCAGACCTTTGAGGAACGCTATGAGAGGATGCAGAAGGATGAGGAGACGAGGGAGAGGTTCACAAGCGGGTTTGACAGGATAGACGACGCCCTTCTCGGGGGCGGGTGTCACCGTGGCGAGATTTATTCGTGGATCGGAATGAGCGGAAGCGGAAAGTCCCTCGCCCTAGTCGGAGCCGCCCTTCAGAACGTCGTCAGGCTCGGAAAGAAGGTTCTTTATGTTTCTCTTGAAATGGGAGAGGACGCCATAGCCGAAAGATTTGACGCCCAGCTTTCGGGGGTGGACATCAACAAACTACAAGAATATAAAGAAAAGGTCATGGCGGCCTTTGAGGACAAGCTCCGCGACAAGGAGGACAAGCGCCTTCTAATAATAAAGCAGTTTCCCGCCGGAAGCATGACTGTCGCGACCCTCAGGGCATACATGCAGCAGCTTCAGCTCCTGGGATTCATCCCCGATCTTGTCGTCATAGATTACATCGGTGAAATGAAGGACTATCCCGGCATTCCCACATACGAATCCAGATACAGGATGGTTCGTGACCTCCGCGGCCTCGCCACGGAGGAGAACATATGCGTATTCACCGCCATGCAGCCGAACAAGGACGCCCGCGAGGCCCAGAAGAAGGATGGCCTCGGCGACGGCGTCATAGACGACACCAATCTCGCTGACTCCTACGGGCAGATCAGACCCCTTGACGGGTGTTGGAGCATAAATCAGATGCAGGCCGAGAAGGAGGCCGGCATAGCCCGAATATTCGTAATCAAACACAGGCACGGCAAGAGCAGGTTCACCTTCTGGGCTCAGTTTGATAAGGAGACGCTCCAAATAAAGCAGATAGCGGAGGATGTCTACAACAAAATGTGGAAGGAATACTCTTTCAGTAAGACGGATCGCGCTGCCGACATGGACATTCAGGCCGAGATGCTCGCATCCAAGACAAAGAAGAAAAAGATGCTGGAGAACGACGCGGGGTACGAGGATCCCGACTCTCCCGACGTACAACCGCCATTAGAAGAAGGAGAAAGAAAGAATGACTGAAATAAACGAACTTGTGCCAAAGGGCGACGCCGACAGGATCGCACCCCACGCACAGACCACGATAAAGATAGGTGGCCAGGAGATCGTCCTGGACAATACAAGGCTGTCTTTCAACGAGATTAGCCTCAATAATTTCATGGAGAACCTCGCCCTCTGGTATGACTTTTTTAGTCAGAAACTCGCAGAGGCCGAGGCCATACTAGCCTACAAGGAATATGAGTATGATATACTTTTTTCCGCCTCTTACGAGAAGAGCAAGGAGGAGGGGTGTACTGACAAGCTTGCGGAGGCAAGCACAAAGAAGGATGCAAATGTCTGCGAGGCCAAGAGGGAGATAATAGGCGCCAAGCACAAGGTCACCCTCCTCAAGCAGCACCTCAAGGCCTGGGACAAGGCTCACGAGAACGCGATGAGCAGGGGCCATATGGTTCGAAAGGAAATGGACAAACTAAACACGGACATCGTGTTAAAGAACAGGGACGACGCAGTCTCCGGGATTATCGGCAGAAGATCCCAATAGGACTTGAATCTTGAATTTCCTTGTCGACCCAAACAACATAACTAAGTTTGACTGCACGGATCACGAATTGCAGTTGGTTCTGCTTTTTTGGATATGTGCCGCGGGCAAGAAGGCCTCCACCGCGGCGCGAAACTTGGATCGCATGCTTTCTTACGGAAGTGATAGATTCGGCACGGACGAGCCGTTCAAGATAATCCGCAGGTTTGGAGCCGAACTTGCGGAATCCATGAGGATCCACGGGATCGGTTGTTACAACAACAAGAGTAGATCAATGCTTGATCTGGCCGACAAGGACTTTGATCTAAAAAAATGCTCCGTTTCGGACCTTGAGTCCGTTCATTGTATAGGACCAAAGACGGCACGGTGTTTTCTGATACACAGCCGAAAGGACGCAAGGTTTGCCGGTCTGGACACCCATGCTCTTAAGTATATGAGAGAGCAAGGCTTTGACGTGCCGAAATCAACTCCTTCGGGCAAGAAATACCTTGATTTAGAGGCCAAATTTCTTGAAATGGCCGACAGATCGGGGAAGACGCTTGCGGAGTTTGACCTAGACATTTGGAGGCACTACAGCTATATAAAGATAGAGCCTGGACTTTAGGGTTGGAAGTACCAGAAGAAGATAGAGAAATAATTCGGGTGGGGGACATTTCAAGGCCCAACAATGCAGTTCCTTATCTTAAACCAGATCACATAAAAACAATTACTAGGTTGGGCCTAGGAAAGCAAAAGCCCAGAGACGCACAAAGATTCGTAGGTACTTATAAAAGATTATTTGGTGACAGATGAAAACATTCAAACAATACTTAGAAGACCAACAGATGATGATGTTCTCTACTAAAACAGTGGAGCTATATCATGGGTCAAACACAGGAGCGGATAATAATGTTCTGTATAGTTTTAAGACGAAAGGTATAATGCCTATTGGTAATGGACATGGTCAAGGAAGTGGTTTTTATGTTTTTAGTGATAGAAAAACTGCAGAACATCACGCAAAAACTTTAAAGGATGAAGAAAACTGGCAAGCTGGTTTCACTACTTATGCCGACAACTCAGGCGTTCCAATGATTGTTACTGTAGAGTCTTTTTTAGAGCCATCTAAATGGGATTTAGATTATGAACTTAATAGTAAAAAAATAATTAAATGGATTTACGATAATTGGGATATAGTGAGCAAACATATGGAAGATTTATTTGATATGGAAAGAACTAAAAGATTCCATTATCCAGAAACTCCAAGTGTGTTAGGAGGAGTTAATCCATCTAGAACTGGTGTCCAACTTTATCCTAAAGAAGTTGGGCCAGTAAAAAGCATAACAACGACACCGACAGGAGTAGGTGGAACTGGTCATGGTGAAATTTTAGGGAAAATTTTAACAAAACTTAAGCAAAAAGACCCCCAAACAGTGGATAAATTTGAAGAATTATTTTTTGCCAATATGAAGACAGGAGTTGCAATAAAATATGTAGGCACAGAAACTTTAACTCCGAAAAGAATAGAGATATTTAAAGATGGTCAATGGGTTCAAGCTTAATTAGAGAATTTTTCTCTAATATAAGTAGCATCTTTTAACACTTCTGGGTTGTGCCTGTTCCAGTTTTTAAGATGACCAAAAAATAAATGGCAATTGAAACTTTCACTTTCACAAAGAGAAATTAAATTATCTGGATCTAATTCTTTGTCTGGATCTAAGTGAACTGGAATTATATGGTGCGCTCCAAGGCTAGTCAAAATATTGCTTCATGAAGCAAAAATTTGTAGAAAAATAAAGAATGACATGACAAAAAAAGCGATACCGACAGACACCCACAAGTGAGGATGTTTTTCGACCAATGAGGCCTCCCTTGCTTTTTTTTCTGCTCTTTTAGTTTTTTTGATTTTTTTTAATGAATCTATTGCTTCTTTGGCGTACTCAGACGCACTTTTAATTGTTGCTTCCATGGAACTATCGTATTATGTGGGGAGACCGCTTTTTAAGCTAGATTATCATTAGCATGGATTTGAATAAACTGAAAAATGACATGGAGGATTCTCTTGAGGGTGGCCTCGCGGGGCCGCGGGCGCTTCTGGACAAGCTCAGAATGATGGACGACGACTCTAGAAAAAGCCCACAGTACCAAGATCCTAATTATCTTCCCTTCTATTACCATCTGTCTAAACATCTGAGACCAAAGACGATCCTTCAGGTTGGATTCAATCTCGGACTTCCCTTGTGCTGTTTTCTCCAGGGATGTTCGTCCGTTACAATGGCCGTGGGGTTCCAATTTGAATCCGGTGATTTTTATTCGCGGCGCCTTGGCGTATCAAACATCAAGGACATCAAAGGCCGTTCGTTTCCATTCGCCTTCCATCTCGGACGCATCACGGATGAGCCTTTCGTGCGGATGATTTCCCAGGGAATTGACCTTGTGATCGTCGCCGAAAAAGTCGGCCTAGACCTCTCGGATGTACTGGAGGTCTGCTGGCAGAACCTTAATCTTGATGGATTTATTGTTTTGGATAAGGCCTCGCCGGAATCTGCCGAGGGCGTGCTTTTCTCCGATTTCTGCAGGTCGAAGAACAGAGACTTCATTTTTTTTGGCACGAGGTACGGAACCGCCCTCGCTATGAAATGAAACGCCGCAGCTACTTTTAATATATGGGATACGAGATTTTTTACAGTTTTAAGGAGGCCTTGGAAAGTCCCGGCACGTACGGGGAAGAGGTCAAGACAAAGAGCGTCAAGGTGGGCAAGGTCACCGAAGAGGTCGGTCTGGAAGTTGTCGCGGGCAAGGTGATGAGCCAGCTCGCCCGGCGGAACATACTGATCGTGGATGTGGAGATATACGAGTACGCCAAGAAGAAGCTTGGATACAGGGAGACATCCGACGGCATTGTAATAAAGGGGAAGAAGTTCAGCTTTGATTCGGGGTCGGTTGTCACGACCGAAGAATTTGAGCCCGAGGATGACCTTAAGCCCAAGGATGAACTTAAGCCCGAGGATGAACTTAAGCCCGAGGATGCCTTTAAACCAGTGCCCTCGCCTTCAAGAGATCTCGCCGACAAGTCCTGCTCCATCAAGAGGGGTCAGAATCTTGTGAAGCGAGCGATCCGCCAGGAAATGTATGATCCCGATCCCGTAGGCGAGCAGAAAGTCAGTCAGAAGGGTCTGAAGTTCACGATGGGCAGGAAATACCCCGTCTATTCCGAGGAATCCCTCGGATCCACCCTCGTCTACAGCACCACCGACGACTCCGGAAAGGAAGTGAAGGTCAGCGCCGAGTATTTCGTCGCCGTTGGAGTCGGACTTTCGCAGGAGGGCGAGGCGGCGAAGTACGTCGGAGCCGAGAATCAGAAGGAAGAGGTAAACCTCTGGAGAAACTACGAGAGAACCGAAATGCCGGACATAAGGAGAAGATGATGGCAACCAATAAGCAGCTTCAGAAGAAGAAGGCGCGCGAACTCAAGGGCAAGGCTAGAACCGCGGCACGGCGGCACAAGCTCGAACAGATCAAGAGGGATGAGAAGAAGGGCGCAAAACTGAACAGAAGGTTCAGGGAAAAGATCGTCCCATTCGTCAAGGATCTAGAGAAGAAGAAGTCCATAGAGGAAAAGAGCAATCAGAAGTCAATTGAGAAGCTCGAAAAGAACATGCAAATTCTCAAGGCTTTGGAGGAGGAGCATCTCAGGGAGGCCGAAGAAAGACGCAAGATCAACGAGAGCCTTGAGGCCGAGGGTCACATCACGCTCCAGGATAAGTTCAAGGCTATTGAGGAGAAGGCCAGGGCGAGCCTTGATGATGAGCAAGTGGCGTTGGGTGGTATAGATTTGACCGCGGAAACACCATCTTGAACTGGATTCTGTCGGTGAGAAAAAAATCTAAAAAAATCTATTGACAGCCACCCTATATTACATTATAACTTGCTGACGCGAACAGAAGTAGCGTTGGTTTGAACTTTTAACTTTAACAATGGAGAATTAACATGTCACTTGATCTTGGTTCACTTCGTAGCGATTATAAGGGTCTCAAGTCCGCCGAGGGTTCTGGCGGCTCCTTCCTCGAGAATTTCGTAAAGATGCCGGAAGGCAAGGGGAGCGTGGTGATGCGACTTCTCCCCCCCGCACCGGAAAGCAAGTTCGGTCGCGAAAAGAGCCCCTTCTATCTAACCACCGCCCTCCACAGGGTGAACGGAAAGAGCATCCATGACATACGCGAGTACGTCAACGGCAAGTGGGTCGGCAATAATCCCATCGTGGATTACATCCGCCACTGCTGGAAGGAATCGGAGCAGGCCGCTCCCGCCGAGCGAGACCGCCTGCAGAGCCTGTACAGACAGCTCAAGCCGATTGAGAGGTACTACTACAACGTCATCGTACGCTCCGAGACCGCAGAAGACGGCACGGTAAAGAAGAACGTTGGGCCAAAGATTCTTTCCGTCGGCAAGACGGTTCATGAGATCATTCTCAGGGGCATCCTCGGCGACAAGGATATGAATCAGCCGCAGCTTGGCGATGTTACCGACTTCAAGGCTGGGTATGACTTCAAACTCATCAAGACGATCCGCAAGTCGGGCGACCAGCAGTTCCCGAACTACGAGGGATCGCTTTTCCTAGATCAGAGCCCCGCCGGAGACCCAGACGAGTGCAAGAAGTGGATGGAGAACGTCCATGACCTCGTCGCCCTAAGAACCCTGAAGAGCTACGAGGATCTTGAGCACGAACTTGCCGTGCATCTCGGACTCAAGCAGGAATCTTCCGGAGGCTTTGATCCATCAAAGTTTGCCACGAAGACTCCCGCCCCCGTCGTCGAGGAGAAGGTTTTGACTCCCAAGGCGAGGGTCGAGGATGAATCCACCGGAGGCGACGACGAGATCGCCGACAAGGACTTCCTTGAGGAACTCAGAAGGTTGGGTTGATAGGATTTGATAAGAGACCCCCTCTCCGGAACAATCGGGTTCCGGAGAGGGGATATATCTCCAGCACCCAGCACCCAGCACCCGCACATAGAACTAAATACAAAGGAAAAAAATATGGCCAAATCAAAAATTAAAAGCGATGATTCCATACTGGATGAAATCCTCAGCTCCACAGGGGGCGAGACCCTCAGGAATGCCGGTCAAGTTCCCTACTATGTGGACACCGGAAACCTTGCAATAAACTTCGCATGCAGCGGTAAGTTTATAAAAGGCGGATTTCCCGGCGGACGCATAATTGAGGCGTTCGGCCCCGAGGCTTCGGGAAAGTCCCTACTTGGATACTGCTTTCTTGGCGCGATACAGAAGCAAGACGGCATTGCCGTGCTTCTTGACTGCGAGCGTTCTAGCGGAAGCGACTTTGCCGAAAGGTGCGGCCATGTGAATCCCGACAAGCTTCTGGTTTTTGATCCAGTCACTCTTCAGCAGGTTGAAAAGAAGATCATAGCCGTCGTCAATGCCATTCGCGCAAAGTACCCAAAGAAGCCCATTGGAATTGTTTGGGACTCCATCGGAGTAAATCCCACCGATCGCGAATGGAGCGAGATTGAGCTTCCCGAGAACGCGACTAAAGCCGAACGCGACGCCGTGGGCAACGAGCGACCAGGAGAGCGAGCCAAGTTCGCCAACAAGATATTGAGAAGCCTCAATCCTTTCCTCAATGACAAGGACGCAACTCTCTACGTAGTGAATCAGGTCCGAAAGAAGATCGGTGTCATTTATGGAAATGATGAGACGACATCCGGCGGAGGAGAGGCTCTCAAATTTTATGCATCCCTCAGGTTCCGTACAGGATCGCCAAAGGCTTTTCAGGACAAAAATACAAAGTTGTCCCTCGGAACCAACATGACAATTGTCAACAAGAAGAACAGGCACTTCACCCCAGGCATTAAAATTGAGAATGTCCCTCTATTCTATGGTTCTGGGATCAATCCGCTCGGCGGTCTTATGGATGCCATTATCATGTCCAAGAGGGTAGAGCCCACAAAGGGCGCAGGAAAGTATAAAATACTTTCACCCTGGAACGGCGGAGACGAGGAGGCGGTATTCCAGCAGGCCAAGTCCGCCCCTTTTGACTCGGAGATCCTCCTTAAGTATCCGGCTCTCGTAGATGCCGAAAGTGCCGATGTGGTCACGGAGTATTTGAAGGAGTGGTCCGAAGCCATAGCCCTCACCAGTAGCGACAGCGTGGAGCAGATAGACACGAATATAAGCAACTTGATGGGCGAAAGAAATGAAGATTAAGTTGTCGGACGATCAGATTGACGAGGTCGTTCTTTTTGAACTTCAGAGACACTCTGATCTGCTCAAGTTCAATATATCCAACCTCAATAGAAAAAGATCTAAATCCGAATACGAGCAGGAAGATCTAGATAGATTTGTCGAGGCGCAAGCCGCGATGAAAGTTCTTTTGGGCTACTACGGAAGCCAACTTAACTGACTTTCTTGGACTCCAGCACCTTGTAGGCGACCTTTTCGTTCTTGTGGTTCTTGTTACAGAGAGCCGGAACGAGTCTCTCAAGGGTCAGGACTCTCTTTCTTTCTATATCCGCCTTAACAACGAACATCTTGGCGCCGAAGGCCCGGCAGTATTCCTTCAAGTGCTTGAAGTTCCCGAGCAAGGTGAAGAATCTCTCCTTTTCTCTCGTCTCTAGCATCAAGCATTTCAGAGCCATTGAAATTTTCTCCTATTGCGTTAAAATTAACATTTTTTGTACAATCCGTCAATGCATGTTTTTTGGACGAATAATCGCTTTTATTACTTTTACAGATCATAAATAATGCGAGCGAAAAGCCATGTCAAAATTTGACGAAAAAATAGAAATAATGAGGGAGTTAGCCCAGTGGCTGGTCCCCTATAATTTTCCGCTAGGCCCGGTGGAGCTGGAATACCACATAGCGCCCCTCAAGAGGTGCGAGGCCGTCGTGGACGGCTATTCCGTCGTGTTCCACATCAACAGGGCCATGTACAACGACCACTATTTGGAGACTTTCCAGGTCTACGGCAAGTACGCTCCCTTCCTGCCCTTCTGCCTTGTGACCAAACTCGCAAAGAAGGCGCTCGGAGGGAATTTCCTTGCTCTCGTGGAGTTCTACCAGGATGACAGGAAGATCTACTGCTGGAGTGTTTGTCTAGACGACAGGGGCAGGCCGATCTCGTCGCCGATAAAGGAGAAGTCCAAGCCGAGGGTTTTCGAGGGGTTTGAATACATGTACATGACCCCTGAGCAGCTGAATTTATACTGATTCATGATTCTTTGCAGTCGGTCTCAAAAAGGGAGGACGTCCATGAAAAGGAACACCAGGGAGAAGATTCAGAGGCTTTTTGTTGAATATCTTTTGAAGGAGGGCGGAGTTGTTCTGACCCTTCCCAATGGGATGGTTCTTGAGGTCGGCGTCACCCAAGAAAACAGGTACGGCGACCTAGAGATAATCCCCGACTACTGCTGGGTGATAGCGTCCCAGCGGGATCGCTCCGTCTCCATAGACAGCTACAACCTCGGAATCAGGTTCCCGGAGGGCAGGGAGATGGTGTGCGAGCACTCCATGCAGTCGTCCGATGGAACGAGCATGAACGTCCTTGATGTTATCTAGCAGAATCTGATATTGACCGATCTATTAAAATCTACTAATCTATGATCCATGTGGCTCGTTGAGAGCCTTTTAATTGTCGCCTTCTTAAGGGCGTGTTTTCAATACGATGGAGATTTGAATGGTTCAGCCGAAGAGAAAATTAGTAAAATCGGAGATATCTCTGATCAAGGAGTATTGTTCCAGTCTTTCGGACGAGGATCTGCATACCGTTGTCGTTATGCTTCGGGATGAGTTCGCTCTCGATATAGGTGTTGCCATGGAAATATTTCAGAAGGATGTTCCGGTGGATCGCTGGCTCGCACAGTCAACCGGCAACGACGATCTGCGCATGCGGGTTGACGGAATCGGCGAGTTTGCCTTCATGGAGGCAAACTCTAGGCTATCTAAGAAGAAGTGATTTGGAGGGTGGGGTGGGGGCGGTCGGAATGAAAATTGCGGCTGCCCTCATTATTTTATGTCGCTTATAAGACTTTCGGATCAGCTGGAACTCGTCAGCACGGCTGACTTCTCCCACGGGAAATACCCGTTTGAGAAGTTCAATCAGGTGCAGAGCCGGGTTTTTGAAATCTGTGATAAGAACTGCAACTGCGTCATTGCGGCTCCTACGAGCGTCGGCAAGACGGTATGTGCGGAGTTCTTCATGAGCCACGAGGTCCGCGTACGCGGGGGCAAGGCCATATACCTCGCTCCCTTGAGGGCTCTCGCAAAGGAGAAGATAGACGACTGGACATCGCCCGAATCCATCTTCGGCGATCTCAAGATCTCAATATGCACGGGCGACTACAGGCTGACTGAATCAAGGGTCAAGGAGCTCAATGAGGCGGACATCATCGTGATGACCTCGGAGATGCTCAACAGCCGATGCAGGAACATGGATTCGGAGAAGAACGACTTCCTGAGGGACTGCGGCACCATTGTCGTGGACGAGTCTCACCTTCTCACGGTTCCCGGCCGCGGAGATCACCTTGAGGTCGGCCTGATGAAGTTCTCCGAGTTCGCCAGGGATCCGAGGATGGTGTTTCTCTCCGCGACCATGCCGAATGTCGATCAGATAGCCGACTGGGTGGGGTGCAGCCTCGTCAAGAAGGACACCTACCTTGTGAAGTCGGAATATAGACCGTGCCCTCTGGACATCCACTACGAGAACTACGAGGTGTCCGAAAGCTACGAGCTGACGGAGGAGTACAAGGTCTCCAAGGCTGTGGACATAGTAAGGAACTATCCCGACGACAAGTTCCTTGTTTTTGTCCATTCCAAGTTGACTGGCGAACGCGTCAAAAAGGCATTGCAAGACGCAAAGGTTGAATGCGAATTTCACAACGCTGATCTTGTCAAAGACAAGCGTCATGAGGTGGAGAAAAAATTCAAATACGGAAAATTGAGGGTAATAATAGCGACGAGCACTTTGGCCTGGGGCGTAAACCTACCCTCTAGAAGGGTGGTCATAACCGGCGTACACCGGGGCATGAACGAGGTTGAGACCTACGACATATTTCAGATGGCTGGTCGTGCGGGGAGGCCGGGATACGACCCGCGCGGCGACGTCTACATTCTTCTGCCCGACAACAATTCTGAACACCACGAGGACCGACTCTCCTCGCCCAACGACATAGAATCGCAGCTTCTCAGTTACTCCGGCAAGGCAGAGGAACCCCATTACAAGACTCTCGCCTTCCACCTCGTCAGCGAGATACACCACGGCCATATAGCCACACTCAAGGACATTCACCACTGGTACGGCAAGTCTCTGGCCTACTTTCAGTACAACGACCTTGAGGACTCCATAGTTGACAAAACGATGGAACTCCTCATGAGGGTCGGTGCGGTCAAGGAGGTCGACGGGAAGTACGAGGTCACCTCCGTCGGCAAGGTCTCCAGCATGATGTACTACAGCCCTTTTGACATTGCGGATCTGAGGAGGAATTTCAAGTACCTTTTCGGTCAGGGGCTGCAGACCAACGATATGGCCGTCGCCCTCGCGCTCGGCAATGTAGACTCCATCAGGATGGGTTTTGTCACAAGAGCCGAAAAGGATGAAATGGAGGCTTTCGCCTCCAAGGTGCAGGACTCCTGCGGAGATAGGTATCTTGAATCATCCATAAAGGGAGCGTATGCCTACCACTGTCTCCTTAGTGGCCGTGCCCTTGGTCCGTTCAACGCAATGGCCCGGGGACTACAGATGGATTTTGAGAGGCTGGCCTCCGTGCTAAACATGCTTGACTCCATGGCTGCCAAATGGAACAAGCGGGACTTCTTCAGCAATCTCTCGCTCAGAATAGCATACGGAGTCAGGCCGGAGCTCATAGACCTATGCAAGGTTCCCAATGTCGGTAAGGTGCGGGCGGAGAGACTTTACGCCGCAGGAATAAGGAAGCCCGCGGATATGTTGAAAAATCCCCATGCTGTAAAGAAAATTTTGAACATGAAGGACGATAAGATAATGGAGATTCTCAAGGGCGCCAAATCAATTATTTCTTCTTAATCCCTTTTTTCTTCTTCTGACCTTGTCTATAACGAACTTTATCTTCTGCTCTAGAGCCGACCTGTTCATGACTATTGTTTTGTTTTCTTTTGCGCTTTTTGCCATCCACATCGCCGTGTATTGACTCCCTTCGCAACTCCTCTTTGTTTCACAACAGATGCAACTTCCGATTGCTTGTATTTCAACTGTTATGGAGTCTCCATCCTCCACTTGCACCGTATTTCCAGCACTTCCGTTTAATATTAAGGAAATCTGACAGTCTGGCATGCTAGACGGCGACATTTGAGCCGTGACCGTACCCGCACCGACCGCCTCTATGCCACTAGACATCATGTAGAGGCAACATCCGCTTGTAGTCAACGTCACTGTGGTTTGCTGGCATGGGGCGCAACTGCTGGAACTGCTCGATGATTCTGAACTGCTCGATGATTCCGAACTGCTCGATGATTCTGAACTGCTCGATGATTCTGAACTGCTCGATGATTCTGAACTGCTCGATGTGCTTGAGCCCGATGTGCTTGTCGGTGTTGGAGTGAGTGTAGGTGTGCTTGTGAGCGTGGGTGTTGATGTGGTCGTCGGTGTAGAAGTTTGAGTTGGCGTGAGTGTGGGCGTGCTTGTCCTTGTCGGAGTGGGAGTGGGTGTTGATGTAGGCGGTGAGCTACTAGAACTGCTTGAATCGGAGGTGCTTGAACCGGAGGTGCTGCTGGAACAAGAACAGTTGAGAGAGCATTCTTCTTTCGTTTCATATGGACCGCCAATGATTTCATAAGTGTTGGGATCGTATTGCGACTCGGGTATGCAGATCACATCACAACTACTACTACTACTACTACTACTACTACTACTACTACTACTGCTACTACTGCTACTGCCACTACTGCTGCTGCTGCTGCTACTACTACTGCTAATATCATCGGAAGAACTGCTTGAACCCGATGTGCTTGAACCAGGTACAGTCCCAGATTGTGAAAATAAAAATCCGTTGGATTTTATTGTCGCATTTGAAAATGTTGGTATTTGCCAAAAATTATTGGCTTTTTTCCTCACGCAGTAATATCTTTCTTCGCTACTGCTACTTGATAAACCTTCCGATGAACTGCTAGATTTTGATGAACTACTAGAACTACTAGAGGTCAAACTACTACTACTAGATGCCGATGAACTGCTTGAACCCGATGAACTGCTTGAGTCCGATGTGCTTGAGGAACCCGATGTGCTAGAGGAGCCCGATGAACTGGAGGAGTCCGATGTGCTGGATGAACCCGATGAACTGGAGGAGTCCGATGTGCTGGAGGAACCTGATGTGCTGGAGGAGTCCGATGTGGTAGAACTGGTCGGTACTGACGGCAAAGTTCCAGATTGCGAGAATACGAATCCGTTTGCCTGCAGGACGTTCTTTGAGAACGACGGCAAGGGAGGAAGTTTTCTTGCTTTTTTATTGAATTTTATTCCGCTGAAATTGTATCCGTCAAAGACGCAGTCGCACTTGCACTCGGGGGGCGAACTTGGGCCACATTCAAAGTGTATTTTTATGCTGTCGCAGCAGTTGTCGGGCGGGCATGAGTTGCAGCAGTCAACGAAGCACTGTTGAGCCGGATTTGTGGCCCTTCCCGGCTTTCCCCTTTTGAACGGTCCGCAGCAGTTTGGCATTCAGTTTCCAAAGAAATCGTCTTGATATTCAATTTTTACAACTCCATTCTTGTCGGTCTTTTCGCCGGTTTTAGGATCCTCCACCCACCATCTGACTTGGCTTACTGGTATGCCGAGTTCGTCCATGTGACACGCATCACGAGGACTCACGGGCATGTGGTGTTTCTGGCCTTCCATCAGGATCGCCACATTGCATAGGCCTTCTGATCTGTTGAACAGGAGGCAGTTTCCGCATATTGGTTCTTTGGGCATGCAATAGTTGAGCTTTGGAAGGACAAATAAACCCGTCAGTATGTATTGATAGCGGCCTGTCTTTTTGATATCATCCACACAGGAGAAAATCCATGAAATTCATATGTACCGCAGGGCAGATGAGAAGTGGCAAGAATGTCACTGGAGAGTACTTGTGTGGCAAAAGTGGCTTCATCCCCGCTTCGTTCGCCAAGCCCGTCAAGGATATATATTGCGGGGCTTTCGGCGTTGATATGGATTTCGTGGAGAAATGGAAGGTAATAGACGAAAATCCCCCGGGATTTGACAAGACGGTCAGGCAATCACTCCAGTTCATAGGCGAAGGGTTCCGGAGCATAAATCCGAATGTTTGGGTAGACTACGCCTTCAGCAATAATCCTGAAAAATCCTGCTACATGGACGGAAGGTACCTCAATGAGCTATCTAGGGTGAGGCTTGAGGGCGGAGCAAACATCCTTCTGTGGCGGCCAAGACATGAGAACAACGACTCCAATCAGTCTGAAGCGCAAGTGAGACCTCTTGTGGATTGGTACGCCGAAAGGCGGATAGAGGGAGAGGTTGGAATGCTGGATAGGTCTTCGGCTCCAAAGGGCTGCGAATTCGTAGATTTCTTTCTGATCAACGACGGAGACATTGCGAGCCTCTACAAAAAAATAGACAGTCTCGTGATTCCAAAAATCTAGAGGACAGGCCAGCTTCTGCGGATTAGGAATCCCCCCGGTTGCTTCTCAAGCCACTTTTTGAATCCCATTCTCCCCTCGCTTGTCTGCATGGCTTGCCTCTGCTGGATTCCCATGGTCTTCGGCGACTGTGAACCCATGGGCCCGCTTCTGTCTGATGGGACGAACAGGGGCTTGTTGTAGGTCGTATTGGGAAGCTGTTGTGGCCTTGCGAAGGAGTTTGTGTTTTTTATGTCGGCCAGCGTGGCATCAAAACTTCTGTTGGTTTTGTGGTCGTACACGCTGAATTCTATTTCTTCTTGCGGCTCCTCTATGCCCTCTTGGTCAAGTATTTCTTCTATTCCATTTGAAATCTGCTTTTTCTTGTTGGCGTCGTACCCGAATAATTCTATGTTGTTAGATCTGACGGCGATCCATCCGTCGTGCTTCATGACGTAGAGCCGTGCGTCCCCGCCTCCCCCTAGAATATTGTAGACCTCCATGTTTATGCCGAGTTTCTTTATCACCATGTCTGCAGCCCAATAAACTCCGCGTTCGAGGAGTGCGTAACGGATCGCCTCTAGTAGTTCGGATGTGCTTGTGAAGGGTTCGTCGTGAATTCCCAGATCTTCGGTGTCCACGCCTAGTTCCTGGGCATAGTCCATGATTCTGTCTACATGGTCGGCCGCTATAGAATTCAGCGCGATCATCTCGTGGTTCTGATCTCCCACGTCGCCGTCCGCGAATTCAACTTGGCCCCCTTGAATCCAATATTCCCCTCTAATCTTTGACATCACATGCTCCCCGGCTGGGGCTGGAAGTCCTGGGACATGAGTTTGTCAAGGTCTTCTATTCCAACGAGGAACTTCCTCTCGTCGGGAGTTCCGTCTATTTTGACGAATCCGCCTTCTCCGTCGTCCTTGTACTGTCTGTTGCTCATGGACTTGTCCGTCGTCTGCTTGACGAGGGCGTGGGTGATCCTTCCATTGTGGTCGCGCTTGAACCCCAGGACTTTGTAGGGGGCTATGTTGCTTAGGGTCTTTCCGAAAGAAAAGAAGCTTGCGACCAAGGGCTCGTGCTCCAGGTCAGAAGGTTTTATGCCTAGTTCGTCCCTGATCGAAGACAGGAAGGGGTGCTTGTTCTCCTCCTCGCGGAGGAATTCGGAAAAAGTTTTTTCAGTCATACAAAAGATATATATCTAGGTCGCAATTTTTTAGGAGAAACATGGCGGGTCCGGCATTTTCAGACTTCCGAGAACTCATGGACAAATGGGATGCATCGTCGCATCTTTTTTACGAGAACGACTTGTGCATGTTCTTCAAGAAAGACGGCGTCCTGTATGGAACGACCGAGCCGGGAAGGATCACCTTTGCCAGGATGAAAAGCCCAGAATCCAAGGAGGACAAGGACTGGGCGAAGGAGGCGACCTTCGTGGCCTATGACTTGGATAAGACGGCTTCCGGAGAGAAGTCCATGTCCGTTTTCGGACACAAAGATGCGGGCAAGGCCAAGATCGTGAGCCAGGACGAGGCCGAAAGGGAACTGAAGAAGAAGGGCAGAACTCTCCCCGTCGTCAGCGACGAAAGTGACGAGGACCGCACCATAGGCGAGGAATGAAGAGCACATTCAGCACAATAGAAAGCTGGGCCAGTTCCATAGGCTATGTCGTGGAAAAGACCGATTGCGGATTGGTCTTGTACAAGGAGCATTGCACCCGCTTTTACAGATTCTCATCGGTGGACGAGGTCGTTGATCACATACTCTCCGAAATCAGAGATTCGCTGAAGGAGGGCTGATGACCCTCCCATTCGGCGACTCGTCAGGCAAGCACGTCTGCTTCTGTTGCGGAATCCAATTCTCCGAATACGAGGAGTTCAGGAGCCATATAATCGAAAGCCACGAGGAGGGCCGGGAGTTTGTCCGATGCCCCCTTGAACACTGCAAGGCGCCCGTGAGGGATGTCAAGCTCCACATGAAGGTCAAGCACCCGAACTTTGATCTCCGCAACTTCAAGGGTCAGGCGAGAGCCATAATATGGCACGACTTCTCCGCCAAGGGCAAGAAGACTAGAAAGCCCCGTTTCAAGCAGGGCAAGTACGAGTCCACCAAGACGGGAAAGACACTTGGATACAGATCGGGCCTGGAGGAAAAACTCTACAAAGTACTAGACCAGCACGACGAGGTTATGTCTTTTTATTCGGAGCCTTTCAATATAGACTACATTCACAAGGGTCAGGCCCACAAGTACACGCCCGACCTCATCGTCAACTTCATGGACGGAAGGAGGCAGGTGTGGGAGGTGAAGCCCTCCAACCAGACCGACCTTGAGATGAACAAGAACAAGTGGCGGGCCGCCGAGGAGGCCTGCAAGATCAGGGGCTGGTCATTTGAGGTATTTACCGAACAGCGGATAGACAAGCTTGCCGTCGAGGTCAGAAGACAGAAGCTGGACGACTGAAATGGAAATAGTCACAAAGGGATGGGGCCACGAGAAGGTGATACACAACTCGGGGGGCTACTGCGGCAAAATACTCTGCTTCAGGAAGGGAGCGAAGTGTTCTTATCATTATCACGCAATTAAGGACGAACATTTCTACTGCGTTGGAAAAATTCTCCTGAGATACGGATGGACGGACGACATCGCCTCGACAGAGCGGGTCGTCCTAAGTACGGGGGATGACTTCCACATCCCGGTGGGAATGAGACACCAGATGGAGGCTCTCGAGGACTCCGAACTTTTTGAGTTCTCCACCACGGATTACGCGGATGATTCCATAAGAATAGTCCCCGGCGACTAGATATCGTCATGGAATTTAGGGACTTCATTATCAACGAGTATGAGAGAAAACTCGCCAAGGCGTACGCGGACATCCTCAGGGACGTACCCCAGAGTCCTGAACACCACCCCGAGGGATCCGTTCTCAATCATGTCAGACTCGTAAGGAAGGCGATATCCGCCGCAATAGAGGAACTGAAGAGCCTGAAGTCGGATGCCGTCCTTGGGGATGTACTCGCCAACCTTGATTTCAACATGAACTCCGAGGAGATAAAAATACTCAACACCGCCGCGTGGCTGCACGACATAGGCAAGTTCAGTTCCACCACCATAGATGGAATTCATTTCAACTCCGCTCCCAACAAGAGCGGAAAGATACAGGCCATAGGCCACGAGACTCCATCGCACTACCAACCCCAACTGGACAAACTTTCCGGTCTGGCTCCGAAGGAATTAGTGGACTTCTATGAAACGCACAAGGAAACAATCAATTTCCTCATCGAACGCCACATGGATTTTGCTCACGGAGGCTTCGGCAAGCGAGTCGTCGCCAACTACTTTGACAATGGCAGGATCAAGAACGACAGGAATATGAGGCTCCTTCTTGTTCTAATGTGGGCCGACAAGATGGGTCGGGGAACGGTGGCTGACCTCGCGGACAACATATTGAAGCTAAGGACGGCGTCCGAAAAGAGCAGGCAGAACCACACCAATCTTTCAAAGCAATTCAAGCCGTTCCAGGGCGGAGAGGACGACCTCAGGGCCATGCTCAGACAGAGGGGATTGTCCGAAAAGGACATAGAGGCGGCCGTCACTTCCAAATTTGGATTCCGATAGCTCTTTGAGGTTGATGACCAAGACACCCCTCTACGTATTCCAGTGGATATCCGACCTCGGCGGAGCGGACACGAGGCTCAAGGAGCTTCTGATCCTTCTGAAGGACGACTTCAAAATAACCTGCATTCCGAACGACGAGTTCAGGCTCAAGGAAAAGCACAATACTGACTTCCTTGACTTCCACGGAATCAAATACTGCATGCCCTCCTCTCTTCCCGCTAAGCTGAAGGGTTTCGCCTACGCGAATTGCAACTTCCGCCTCTTTGACGAGGTCGATCGAATAGACTTCATCCACGGATCGGGTCTGAAATTACTATGGTCTAATGACATGATGTGGACCACCGCCAACGAGCTGGCGGGCATATCAAGGAAGCAGGTGGACTGCTGCCTCTTCACCTCGCCCTTCCACATGGAGGCCATCGCCCCTAGCATATTCAAGGCCAGACCCGATCAGAAGGCGGCCATAATGGACAACTACTTTGACAGCTCCACATGGGAGTACGTAGACAGGCCAACAAGAGAGAATGTAGTATGCGGCAAGCACAGCAGGAACGACACCATGAAGTTCTCCGAGAACTTTCCCGTCTTCTACGAGTCGGCGACCAACGGGCTGCCAGTTTCCTACCGTGTGATGGGATGGAGCAATGACCTCGCCAAGAAGTACTCGTGGTTCAGATTCTCGGATAGGTGGGAACTCCTCAACACCAATCAGGAACCGACACAGAAATATTTGTCGTCCATAGACTTGTTTTTATACAACTGCAACCACAGGTTCATAGAAAACCAGAGCAGGTCCGTTATAGAGGCTCAGCTCACCGGATGTCCGATAGTGGCTCCCGGCAAGTGGAATTTCCCCAACATGGTATGGGACAAAAGAACCGGCTTCCTATGGGAGGATCTGGAGGAGTTGAAGGATGTGATGAAGGATCTCATGAACGCCGAGTTTAGAAGGAAGGTCGGCCGTCTCGCGAGTCATATAACGCGGGAGATATGGTGCGACAAGGAGTCTGCCAAGAGGAAGTTGAACGCGGTTCTAAATTATGTCGGAGGTGGCAATTGAAGACTCTCATATGGTCGGTAGCGTGGGGCGACTACAGATATATGCTCCAATCCCTGATGAGTTCAATAAGGAATGTTGGCCTGACGCACGACATTATCACCTTTACAGACCAGCCCCTAACGGGCGTGATATCGTGCAAGGCCGACGAAGGGATAGAGCTGGATTTCAAGCAGTACTGGAAGTTTAACTATTTGAAAAAACTGAAGGAGCTGGACTACGACCTCTTCGTCTTCATAGACAGCGACCATTACTTCGTCAGGAAGCCGGAGAAGGACTTCTCCGAAATCATAGGGGGGGACTTGTGGCACTCGTTTCTTGAGTCGCCGATCAACTCACCGAGAACCAAAAGGGGAGACTGGTGGGGTGTTCCCAACGGAGCCATGGCTCAACTGTACAGGGATTTCGGCGTCAACCAGGGCGAGGTCTACAGCACTAACGGAGGATTCTGGATGTGCAAAAAGGAGTTCATAGACCATGCGGCCGACACGGGATTTCTTTTCCGCGACTTTCAGAAGGGCAAAGGTCTTGATCTGCCAGAGGAGGTGGCGATTTCGGTTCTGTCGCACCTTTTCAGCACGGAATACGAGAACAGGTTCCATTACCGATATATGGACATCTGGGCGAGCGAGTGGACGGGAGTCATGAAGGACAAGGTTCCTGATGGATCGTTCTGGGACTTCCAGGAATACATGACGATGGAGACAAAGAATGTAAACCCCGCGATAGTCCATGCCATGAGAAGCAAGAATGCGCTTGTAGAACTCGGGAAGAAGATATTGGAGGACGCCACCCCGCCAGAATTTGTGCCGTGGGAGAACGCATTCAGAGCCTGAATGTCATTCTGAGTCAAAATTGGAATTGACGCGTGCGCGTACAGATGCGAGCCATAAGGGGTTGTGCGGTTTGCTGCATTTTGCTAGATTACATTAATGAAAGCAGAACTGTTGAATCATTTCGGAGATGACCTCATGGTGGTCAATGCCGCGAGAGTCAGTTATGGGAAGAGCAAGGGGTCGCTTGACGAAAAGGACGCGAGACTGATCAGATTTCTTGTTGATCACGGCCACACCTCTCCCTTCCGCCACCCGCAACTTCAGTTCAGGGTTGAGTGTCCCATATTCGTAGAAAGACAGCTCTTCAAGCACCAGGTTGGCTTGACAGCCAACAGCATAAGCGGCAGGTATGTGGACTTCTCGGACGAGTACTGGCTTCCGGAGCAGCTCAGGATGCAGGCAAAGGACAGCAAACAGGGAAGTGCCGGCGACCTTGACGCAACGGACAACATGCACTTTCTTACAAGAATGAATTGCCTCATATCCCAGTGCAAGGAACTCTACGAGGATATGGTCACGGTGGGGATTGCGAAGGAGCAGTGCCGCATAATCCTCCCCCTTTGCCTTGAGACGCAGTTCATATGGACTGGCTCAATCGCGGCCTTCATGCATCTGTTTAAGCTTCGTCTTAAGCAGGACTCACAGAAGGAGACCAGGGATGTCGCCTTGATGATGCTGGCGGCCATAAAAAACATACCCGAAAGTCCTTTCAGGATGACCATGGAGGCATTCGGGCTTTGAACGAACTTCTGCAACGCATGCATGACTTTAGGCCGCGTGTCGCCGTCTGTGGCGACGCAATGGTCGACGAGTATTATGAAGTCAAGGCGGACAAGGTAAGCCCCGAGTTTCCCATCCCGGTTCTGCGCTCAACCACGGGGGAACCCACCGGGGTCGTCCTCGGCGGCGCCGCAAATGTCTGTGCCCAGTTTGAGCACTTCAACTTTGACGTGAGCCTCTTTGCCCTCACCAACGAAAGGGTCAAGTTGATGGGCGAGCGGAATGGGATCAATATGGACGGCTGCATTTTTTCCAGCTCCGTACCAGTGAAGAAAAGGTACTACAGCGAAGGTTTTCCGCTCTGCAGAATAGACGAGGAGGCGATGGGCTACCGGCTTGATTCCTCCCAACTCCGTAAATTACAAGATAAGATACTGGGCGACCTCTTTTCGGGAGCTCACGACGTCGTCGTTTTCTCCGACTACGACAAGGGCATTTTTTCGGGGCTGTCCGATTTCATTTCCCGAGCGGGTGACGCGATCACCATAGTAGACCCCAAGTGTGGCCCTTTGGATCGTTGGAGGGGATGCACCATATTCAAGCCCAACGCCAAGGAGGCCCGCGACATGACTGGCCTCGAGGATTCTAAAGAACAGTGTGAATTCCTTACGGAGCAGCTCGGATGTCAGGCCGTGGTCATCACTCAAGGAGGCGATGCTGTGGTCGGCAGCGTGCAGGGGGTTCCCTTTGAGTACCGACCCAAGTCATCTGCGATCCCAAGGTCTGTGGTGGGCGCCGGCGACTGCTTTGTGGCATTCCTCGCCATGTGCATGTGCCACTCCATAGATATCAGGAGGGCGGTTACCATAGCGTTTGAGGCCTGCTCCCTATATGTCCAGGAACCCTACAACAGACCGATCCATCCATACCAGATAGAGCCTTCCAAATTCGTCGACCCCAGGAACCTCATCGGACGCGACTTCTCACTGGCGTTCGCGAACGGATTTTGGGACATTCTCCACCCAGGCCATGTGGAACTGCTAAAATTCGCAAGATCAAAGGCCGACCGCCTCGCCGTGGCTCTGAACTCAGACGAGAGCGCCCGCAGGCAGGGCAAGTCCCACCCGCTCATCAACGACCTGACCTACCGCAAATCCATGATCGCCTCGCTGGGATGCGTTGATTTTGTATTGGATTTCAGCGAGGACACTCCCTACGAACTGATAAAAAAGATCAGGCCAGATGTGTTGGTGAAAGGTTCCGACTGGACGAATCCTGTGGGTTCCGACCTCGTTCCAGAAGTCCACTCTTTCGGTCTTGTCGGCGGCCATTCAACGACCAAAATAATAGATAAAATTAGGTCGGACAACTAGATTTGTACATTTCGCGCTGATGCGCGTGTGGTGCCGAAGGTGATGAAGACGATCGGCACCCGCGTTATGTCGCCAGGCTCGGCATCCAGCTTCCCATGCGATCAAGTTTAAAATACTAGAAAACACATACATACTGATGTGCAAAAAATTCAAATAATATAAGGGAAGTTCTTTATGCCAAAATACGAATTGGAATTAAGTCCAACAAATACGCCAACCGAGGGCGGGGAAGGATCACTTGACACATCTTTGCTAAATGGCAGTTCAATTCAGAGAACTGGTTATATTACAATTATAAATGAAGATGGAAGCACCAAAACCCTAAACCTTAAAGATGGAGCCAATTTTGATTCAACAACACAAGGATTTGTTGATATTCCTCAGATAATTATTCTTGTTTCTTCTGATGCTTCGCCCACACCCACGCCCACCTTGACCTTAACATCAACGCCCACACCCACGCCCACCTTGACCTTAACATCAACGCCCACACCCACACCCACGCCAACTCAAACGCCTCCTGCTCCTGCATTCGCAGCAACTGTAGAGATTGCGGCGGAAAATTTTACTTTAACAATGCCATATTGGTCCGAAGGAACTTATTCTGGAACTATCAATTGGGGAGATGGAACCACATCAGATAACGAAATAGGAGCAGATCACACCTATGCTACCGCTGGTACTTACTCCATCACAATTGGCGGAGGGATAACTGGTTGGTTTACCTATGACAACGGAGAGGTTGATGTTAACGGAAATATTCATGAAGTGCTTATTTCAATAGATGCTTTTGGATCGAATTTTGACTTCGGAACTTATGCTGCACAAACCAATGGTAGTCTTTTTGATGGCTGTTTGTTGTTAGAATCAATAGCAACAGACATTCCAACTGAAAATGTTACAACTATGAGTGGTATGTTCTATGAGTGTACTGTATTCAATCAACCGTTATCTTTCGACACTTCAAGTGTTACAGATATGAGTTATATGTTCTATTACTGTGAGAACTTCAATCAACCGTTATCTTTTGACACTTCAAATGTTACAGATATGCAAGGAATGTTTGAAGAGTGTAATACCTTTAATCAACCGTTATCTTCTTTCGACACTTCAAGTGTTACAAATATGAGTGATATGTTCTATGTCGCTTTGAACTTCAATCAAGATTTATCTAATTTCGATACTTCAAATGTTACAGATATGAGTTCAATGTTCGCTATCAGTAGCTTCAATCAAGATTTATCTGCTTTCGACACTTCAAGTGTTACAGATATGAATGGTATGTTCACAAACTGTTCTACATTCAATCAAGATTTATCTACTTTTGACACTTCAAGTGTTACAAATATGAGTGATATGTTCCAAGGATGTTCTTTATTCAATCAAGATTTATCTACTTTTGACACTTCAAGCGTTACAAATATGGAAGAAATGTTTCGTGGATGTTTACTCTTAGCTCAACCGGTATCTTTCGACACTTCAAGTGTTACAAATATGAAGGGTATGTTCTATGACATTCCTTTATTCAATCAACCATTATCTTTTGACACTTCAAGTGTTACAGAGATGACTTCAATGTTTGATAACTGTCCTTCATTCAATCAAGATTTATCTTCTTTTGACACTTCAAATGTTACAGATATGGGATATATGTTCTTTAACTGTTCTACATTCAATCAAGATTTAAGTGGTTGGTGTGTTAATCTTATACAATCAGAGCCAGTAGGGTTTTCAGTCCAAACAAATGCTTGGGTTTTGCCAAAGCCAATTTGGGGTAACTGTCCAGCCGACTACACCTACACGACCAGTAATAGCGAGATCACCATTACCGGATACGCCGGAGCTGGAGGGGCGATCACCATCCCCTCGACTATTGGTGGTCTTCCCGTCGTTGCGATTGGGAACGGTGCGTTCTACGGCCGCACCGGCCTCACCAGCGTGACGATCCCAAGCAGCGTCACCAGTATTGGGAGCAGTGCGTTCTTTGGCTGCACCGGCCTCACCAGCGTGACGATCCCAAGCAGCGTCACCAGTATTGGGAACAATGCGTTCCGCGACTGCACCGGCCTAACCAGCGTGACGATTTCAAACGGCGTCACCAGTATTGGAGACGGTGCGTTCTTCAACTGCAGAGGCCTAACCAGCGTGACGATCCCAAGCAGCGTCACCAGTATTGGGGATAGTACGTTCTACGATTCTGGATTAACAACTGTAACTATAGCAAATAACCAATTATCAGGTATAGCATCGCCCGCTGCAGGCGTTGACTTTTTTGGAGTAACTGTTACCACTCAGCTTCCTTTTTAAATGAGTTCTTACGGCGATGTTTAACTCTTTGGAGAAGGGTGAATTCTGGCGACGAGGATATGAATATGCTGGGAAAAAGTATAGATAGGGCATGGAGAAATTTATGAAAAAAAACCCGCCGGCACTTGAATATTGGAATCCGGAGACTCAAAAATGAAATTTACCGAATGGATGAAACTGAAGGAACAGGTGATCGGCACGGCTGCCGCGGGAGCTTCCGGTCTTGTCAGCAAGATGCCTGGAATGTCGGGATTTGACAAGACCAAGAAGAGAATAGATTCTACGATTAAGGGTCTTTTTCTCAAAGGAGACACCAAGCAGGCAACCAAGAAGGTTGACACGATCATAAACGGCGAGATCAACAACGCGGCCACCGGCCTAGAGGACGCAGCCAAGCTCGCCGGCATGAGAGATTCAATAAAGAAGAATCTTTCTTCGCTATGAGTTTCCGCGAATGGCTTTTGAGCGAGGGCGGCAAGGGTTCCGGGACCAAGTTTACGTCCACCGGTCTAAATGCAGGAGGCCAGGCTCAAAGCGGAATGACATTCAGGATGTCCGTAAAACCTGCAAAGCCTTTTGTTCCCCGCATAAAAACTAAAATAAGGCCGTGGAAGAGCTCTATTTGATATGTGAGCGATTTGTCTAACATAACAATAGTCTGCGAGTGCCTTCCATATCACGACTGGATGTCCTTTGCCTCATGGTACTCGCTGAACAAGAGGCTGCCGGACTCCAAGGTTTCGCTGGAATGCAGGCACTGCCATCTTTTTTCATGGGCGAGGAGGCTCGGGGTTCCCGTCAAGTCCCCGGCTCCAGGCTTCAGGATCGCCCCCACTGTCATTGCCGCGAGGGACTTTGACGGGGACTTTTCCACATCCTCGTCCAAGAGCGATGTCCAGACCTGTTTCGTTGATTATTCGGAGGGATGCGGCAATTTTGTTGTTGGCGACTGGATAAATAACGGCAAGGTTCCGTTCCTCAACGCAGTCAAGAGGTTTGGAACCGGCAGCTTGACCGTCAATGAGATGGCCATCCTGAATGTCTGGGAGCAGTGTCATAATCTTTATTTGCATGCGGGGGGCCAATGAAAAGGTTCTATTTCGGCAACGACGAGGGTGACGACGAGGACGAGGAAGACCTAGAAGACCCCCGGTTCATGATGCCCGACCCATCGGAGTTCATCTCCATGGCCAAGTTTGACAATCCCGATGAACACCTTCTTGAATGTGCCATGAGGATTTGCGAAAAGAGCTTTTTATGGATGTTTTTCGGCGTTGAAAGGAAGACTTCCATGGTCGGCAAGGTGTTTCTTGATCTTAAAAAACTAACGGAAGGAATGGACGATGCCTAGGTATGAAATGCAGTGTTCGAAGTGTGAGGAAGTATATGATGTGTGGTGCAAGATCGCCGAAAAGGACGAATCCGTAGGCAAAGCCAAGTGCCCATCGTGCAAGTCCAAGAAGAAAGAGGAGATATTCGGATGTCCCTCTGTAAAGTTCGCCAATCCTGTTGGAACCGACCGCTGGAACAGCGAATCTAAGGGGCATGACTACAGGTTCAAGTTCAACATGGACAAGCCCGGCGGCACGCGGGATCAGAGATCGGCGGCGGCCAGGGCATCCAAGGTCGGCCCCGACCCCTACAGAAAGATAGACGACATATCGGGAGGTAAGCATTTTGGCGAAGTGAAATGAGCTTGATTTTTGTTTTAAAATATGCCATACTAGTCTAAAAGGGTCACCATGGAAAGGAACCTGACATGAGCGACATGCTCAATAAAATCTCCGCAAAGTTCGACAAAGAAAATTTCAAGAAGCTTAACGAGGGCATGTCCTTCTCGGAGTACATCGACTTCGTGTACAAGAACCCGAGGCTCGCAAGAACTGCGTACCAGTACCTCTATGACATGATCAGGAGCAAGGGAACATCCAAGGTGGAGAGGTATAGAAGGACTTACATCCGCTATAAGTTCTTTGACGACTCCGATACTCCCATCTTCGGCCTTGATGAGACACTCCACCAGTTGGTTCAGTTCTTCAAGGGCGCCGCGGGTGGCTATGGCCCGGAACGCAGATTCCTGCTTCTACACGGCCCGGTGGGAAGTTCAAAGTCTACAATTCTGCGTTGCATAAAAAAGGGACTTGAGAAGTACTCTCTCACCGACGAAGGAGCCTGGTACACATTCAAATGGGTCAACCTTCCGACCGGCAAGGAGGACGGCATCTACACGCAGGCCGAGGATGAGTCTCCGATGCATGAGGATCCCCTCAAACTACTGCCTCCGGACATGCGCGCGGAAGTCGTAAAGGAGCTGAATGAAATCCTCGTGGGCATGACCCCCGAAAAGGACCGCACTTCCCTCTACAGGCTCTCGGTGGACGGCGAGCTTGACCCCCGTTCCAAGAAGTTCATGCAGGAACTTCTGACCAAGTACGACGGCGATTGGGGCAAGGTGGTGGAGAACCACATCAGGGCGGTCAGAAAGGTTCACAGCGAGGCCGACAGGTGCGGCATAGCCACCTTCCAGCCGAAGGACGAGAAGAATCAGGATAGCACAGAGCTCACCGGCGATATTAATTGGGGTAAGTTGCCCCATTTTGGCACAGATTCGGATCCTAGGGCATTCAATTTTGATGGCGAATTTTGCGTGGGAAGCCGCGGCATCGTCGAATTCATTGAAGTTCTTAAACTTGCCAAGGAATTTCTCTACGACCTTCTCGGAGCGTCACAGGAGAAGCAGATCAAGCCCAAGAAGTTCCCTCAAATCGCGGTGGACACCGTCCTCGTAGGTCATACCAACAGCCCGGAGTTCCTGAAGCTCAAAAGCGACCAGACCATGGAGGCTCTCAGGGACAGAACCGTCAAAATTGACGTGCCTTACCTCCTCCGCTGGAGCGACGAACTCAAGGTTCTTGAGAGCCAGTACTCCGGGGACAAGATCAAGCAGCACATCGCTCCACACACACTGGAAATAGCGGCCCTCTGGACGGTTCTCACGAGGCTCCAGGATGACAAGGACGGCAAGATAAGCCTCGTGGAGAAGGCGAAGCTGTATGACGGCAAGAGCCTTCCGGGGTGGACCGAGGACAGCGTCAAGGAGATGAGGGACAAGTATCCGGACGAGGGGATGACCGGCGTCAGCTGCCGCTACACCCAGGACAAGATAAGCAACTGCCTCAGTTCCCACTACGACTACATCAATTTCTTCATGGTTCTCAATGAACTCAAGGCGGGCATAGACCACCAGTCACTCCTCAACAACCAAGAGGACAAGGCAAAGTACGTCGCTTGCATAGACCTCGCCAAGAAGGAACTCGACGAGATTCTCAAGACCGAGGTTCAGAAGGCCCTTGTGGGCGACGAGCATGCCATAGAGAGGCTGTGTGGCAACTACATTGACAATGTAATGGCCTACATCAACGGCACCAAGATCAAGAACCCCTTCACAGAACAGGACCAGGAGCCGGACGAGAGGCTCATGCGCTCCATAGAGGAAAAGATAGAAATCCCCGAGGTCGGGGCGGACGACTTCCGCAGGATGCTCGCGGGCTTCATCGGACACCTCGCCCATAGCGGCAAGCAGTTCAAGTGGGACTCAAACCCCCAGCTGAAGAAAGCCCTTGAGTCCAAGCTCTTCGAGGACACCAAGGATCACATCAAGCTATCCGCCCTCAACATCAAGGGCGCGACCGTGGTTGACAAGGAGATTCAAGAGAAGATCGACGCTGTGAAGAAGAGGCTCATAAGCCAGTATGGCTACAACGAGCAGAGCGCCACCGACGTACTAGAGTACATAAGCTCAATCTTCGCACGCGGCGACGTGTCCGAGGATTAATCTGGAGGAATCGTGCCCCGCAGGATTGACTCTGACCACAAAGACTTCCAAGACGTCTATGGCGGCATACGGCGCAAGGAACTCAAGAAGTACATCAAGAACGGCACGATCTTCCGCAGCAGGGGCAAGAACGGGAAGATCGTCGTCACCATCCCCAAGATAGACATACCCCACATCGTCTACGGCGACAGCGACGACGGCGTGGGAAGGGGCAAGGCAGAGAAGGGGGACGTCATAGGAAAAGACCCCCAGAAGGGCGACGGCAAGGGCAAGGCCGGTCAGGACGCCGGCGACGGCATGGATATAGCGGTTGATCTCGAGGAAGTTCTCAAGTTCATGCAGGAGGAACTGGAACTTCCCGACATGAAGCCCAAGCCCGGCGACACCTACGATCAGGTAATCAAAAAGTACAACAACATATCCCTTGTCGGTCCGGAAAGCCTGCGACACAACGTCAGGACGCTGAAACAAGCCCTGAAAAGGCAGTGTTCGGACGGATCAATACACAAGCTCCATCAGATACCCGGATTTGCAAACCCGGTCAGGCTTATAACCCCCATAAACAGTGACAAGCGATACAGGCAGTTCAGCGAGATAAAACTGCCATCCAGCAACGCGGTCATATTCTTCGCCCGTGACGGCTCCGGGAGCATGGATCAGTACAAGTGCGACATCGTCAGCGACATGAGCTGGTGGATAGACACCTGGATCAGGAAGTTCTACGACAAGGTTGAGCGGGTGTATGTCTGGCACGATACCGTCGCCAAGGAAGTGGACGAGAAGAAATTCTATAAGTACAGGTACGGCGGAGGCACCACCTGCTCCACCGCACTGAAACTCATCTCAAAGATGTTCGAGAACAGGTACAACCCAATCAAGTGGAACATCTACCTCTTCTACTTCACCGACGGCGAGAACTGGGACAACGACAACGAGGTGTTCTGCGACGTGCTTGAGAAGGAGTTCGGCGGCAATGTCGTCAACATGGTCGGCATCACACAGATACTCCCGTGGCAGTCTGAAAACAGCCTGAAACAGTATGTCGATGACAAGTGCGGAAACAAAAACATGAGGACTACGCAGATCGGATCGTCCTCAAGGCAGATGTCCGATGAGGAAAGAGACGCCCAGATAAAGAACTCTATAATAGAACTGCTTGGAAGGGGATCAAAGAAGGAGAACTACTGGGCTAACGCGCTTGGTTGAATATGAACCAGAACAAATTCATGCTGGGTTCGCCCGTACTTATGGGCGACAAGACCATTCCGGGCGTGCCGATGCCCGAGGACCTCAAGAGGCTCCTTCCCGAGATATTCAGGAAGGTGAGCGAGTTCGGCTGCGACTTCCCGCCCACGGTCGTGGAGATGCTCACCTACGACGAGATTAGCGAGATCGCGGCCTACGGGGGCTTTCCGGTCCGCTATCCGCACTGGAAGTGGGGCATGGAGTACGAGGAGCTCCAGCGCGGATATATGCATGGGATGCATCGGATATATGAAATGGTCGTGAACACAAATCCTTGCTACCTGTATTGCCTTGATTCAAATACGCTTCTTGACAACGTGACCGTCGTCGCCCACGCCCTCGGCCACGCGGACTTCTTCAAGAACAACATCTACTTCGCCCAGACAAGCCAGAACATGATGAATGAGCTGGCGAACCACGGCACGAGGATCCGGCGGTACATGAGCCGGTGGGGCAAAGAGAGGGTCACGGAGTTCATAGACCACGTACTTCGGATAGAGACCCTCATAGACCCCTCCAAGGCCTGGGAGCCCAAGAGATACAAGAACAATATCCCGAGGGACGACAGGAAGCACAGGCATCCCGACCGCCTCAAGGTGGATGAGGGACGCGACTACATGGATGGATACCTCAACACCGAAGAGTGGATGCGCGAGCAGCATAAGAAGATAGATAAGATGGAGGCGGCGGAATACCTTGACCTCTTCGTCGGCTCCACGAAGGACATCATGGGGTTCATCAGGGATAACGCCCCTCTGAAGACCTGGGAGAGCGACATCGTCTCAATGATCTACGAGGAGAGCATGTACTTCGCGCCGCAAAGAATGACTAAGGTAGTGAATGAGGGACATGCCAGCTGGGTTGACTACCACATAATCGCAAGACAGGGTCTCGCCGGCCTCGGACAGGAGTCTGACAGTTCAGGGATCATAGAGTACGCGAAGCACAAGATGGGCGTTCTGGGAGGCAAGTACTCAATGAATCCCTACAAGCTCGGATTCAGCTTGTTATGCGACATAGAGGAGCGGTGGGACAAGGGTCAGTTCGGCAGTGAGTGGGAGTACTGCGAAAATATAAAGGAGAAGGAGAACTGGGACAAGAAGCTCGGACTTGGCAAGGAGAAGGTCTTTG